CGTCACCGCCCCGCTTGGTTTTCCGGACAACGTCACAGTACCTTGGCGAGGCACATGCTCACCAAGGTACTGCTTTGTCCGTCCGCTTCTATTCGTCACGGGTTATTCTGTTACAGCTTACAGTATAGCACATATCGAGTGGGAATTGTGGGAATGTTACAGATAGGCGCGAATTTTTTTGCTGACCGTGGTCCTGTCATAGTGCCGCGCGTCTCCGATCTCGGCGTATGTATGCAGCAGAATGAAATGCTCGCGCATCATTCCCTGCACTTCGGTATCAGGGATGGTATCGATGAATTCTTCGATCAGGATGATCTGACGCTGCGCGTCTATTTTTTTACGGGTCAGTTTGTCGACCAACTTTTCGCGCTGTTCTGCCAGCGCCGCCACAGGATCACCTGTGCCGCTGCTCTTGACACGCACGCCGGAATAATCCACCGCTTTCAGGATACCGATCTCATTCAGTTCTTCTTCGATCGCCATGATCTCCACGCGCAGGTCTTTATATCTGTACATCTCTCTGATCGTCATGATCTCACCTCTGCTTGATACACTCTAACTCTGTTCTGTTTCATCCCGCCAGAATTCCCACGGCTCCGGAAGCTCACGCCAGGCGACGGCATGAGCACCGGCGGCCCCGTTGAATTTACAGCCGCGCCATGCAGCCGTGCAGACAGCGCCTTTGTCCGTGGTGATCAGATAGCTGCCTTGCTCCTTCGGCTTCCGCTGAGAGAGAGGACGCCATTCGCCGAAGCTGTAGATGTTATCGTCGATCACATGCTCCACCCGGATCATGCCGTCCTCCATCAGGTCTATGTGGTAGTTCTCTTTCAGCTCCGCAAGATCCTCCTCCACGCCGGTATCGCCGGAGAGGATGAACCCGGCTTCTTCGGCGATATCTTTGAGGAGCCGACACAGCCGATCCGTAGGCCAGCCGTATCGGTCGCCGAGCTTCAGGGCGAATAGACACTGAACAGCACGGATCGTGAATTGCGTCGCTTGCTCGGAAGTGTGCTTGTACAGCCACTCGAATTCAGCGTTGATCTTATCCGCGGCCCGCCGGTCCGCGATCTGGACAACGCTGCCGTCGTGCAGTTTCAGTTCACCGTAGTATCTCGCTTTCATTCCGATCCCTCCTTACTGCTGTACATATTTCCGGTGAGCATCACGCAGATCGTCGTCGTTCAGGTCAAGATAAATCTGCGTTGTTGCTACGCTTTCATGTCCCAGCATCTTTGAGACCAGTGTCAACGGCATCCCCTTCTGTAACGCGAATGTGGCGCAGGTCCTTCGGAATTTATGAGGGTGTACTTCATCCACGCCAGCCCTGTCTCCGATCGCCTTGACCCGATTGCGAATCGTACCGATATCTGCATGTTCTGTCTGATGAACATATTCCGGAAATTTGTACCATTCTTTTTTTTCGATGTTTTTCAATTTTGCCAATTGAATAATCGGTGTTCTCTCGGTGGCTATACGCGGGAACAGATATGGATTTGTATCACGGCGCTCCTTCATGTATTTCTCATAAGCGACAACCGCTTTGGCGTTCATGTAAACAATACGGTATTTTTCGCCTTTGCCGAGGATGCTGATAGCGTTATCCCTGATATCCGTGATTTTGATGTTGACCAACTCTGTTACACGGCATCCGGTAGAAAGCAGCATTTCAAAAATCACGTGTTCCAATGAGGTCCGCAGCTCTGCTCTCATTTTTTCGATCTCCAGATCTGTAAATGCTTTTTTCGGCGTCTTTTTGATTCTTGTTCGTCCTAATTGTAAAACAGGATTCTGATGGATCATCCCGTCCCGCTGCAGGAAGGAGAAAAAGGAAGACATCACTCTGCGCTCATTGTCTATACTTCTCGGAGACAGCCCGTCACGCATCCGGACGGCAAAATACGCCATCAAATCGTTTGAGGTGATCTCGTCCGCATTCTTCCCGATCATAGACAAGATACGCTTTGTATATTCGCCATAACATTCTAAGGTGCGTACTGTACAGCCCTCTACTTTCTTGGAGATCAGGAAGCGCTGCATGAACAATGTGTTTTTACTTTCTGAATAAACAGTCAGCGCTTTTTCGGAAGGCGTAATGTCGAAATCGTAAAGGAGCAATGTCAGCTTGGCCTGTACCTCCTGGAACGGGATATCATACCCGGCAAATAAGTAGCACATTCTTTCGATCAGTTCCTGACGTGCGTCATAGCTTTCCACTTCTGCTCACCTCCCATACATACCGGGAATATTTCATCCAATTGAACACCAGCGCAGGCGTGTGCCATTCGCTACCGTACTGTTTCATTGTCAGCGTATTCTGGTTCCGGATTATTGCCGGAATCCCGGCCAGCGACAGCTGCACATATGCCATATGCACACAGCGAAGATCCAGATCCGCGCAATCAGCCAGTACGTGTTCACAGTAATTCACTCCGGCTTTTTGTACAGCGTCGGCAAAGGCGAGGATCATCCCGCCGCTGCCGCAGGCCGGTTCGGACACCGTGATCACGTCCTTCCCGGACCGGAGTCTGTCGATCGCGTCCTGGGCTGATACGTCAGCGCACATTTGGCTGACATTGTACGGCGTGAAAAATTGTCCTGCCTTGCTGGAGCTGGTGTTGGAGTACATATACAATTCTCCAAGCCAATCATTCAGGCCATGATCTTCAAAAAGGGTGATCAGCTCAACGAATGCACGGCCCATGATTTCGATTTCCGCCTGCGTGTACTTCTTGGCAATATCCGCCAGCATTTTCTGCCGTTCCGAAGCGGTCAACTTATCAACCGCAATCGAGATGTTATACGCTGATATCGCGAAGAAATCAGAGAGAACTGTATACATGTCCGTGTGGGTGTTGAGCCGTTCCAACAGTTTTTGCAAAGGAATCAATTCAGATTTCATCTTGCCACCTCCGGCGGCTCCGGCATCGACATCCAGTGCGTGACAACATCGCTGCATTTAAGGCGGCCGTAATTACCGTGCATAATATTCGTCGCATTAAAAACGCCATTTGAAACGTAATACGCTTCAAAGATCGGCGACGGTTCACTCGGAACAAAAATCAGTACAGACACAAACGGCTCCGGCAGCCGGTCCTTTACACTGATCCATTCACTCAATGATATTACCTCCCACCAACTCAAGCACTTCGATATAAATTCCCTGCGGATTGTCTGTGTAATATTTCGCAACCGTCTCCAGCGCCACCTGGGAATCATCCTTCCAGAAACCTGTCTGCGTCATGCAGTCCTTCAGCAGTTTCACGGCGTTGTCTGTGTCCGGCTTTGTCTTTTTCCACTCTCCGTCTTGATGAGCCCTACCGGCTGGATAACAGAAATCCACGTTCAGACAAACAGCTCCGGCAAATGGCTGTTCCGGCCGGTGCGACGCCAGATGCGCGAGGTACTTCTGCTTGATGGCCAGCAGCTCCTTTTTCGTGTAGACCTTCCTGGCGTCGAAGTTGATCCCCTTCTGCTGGGCCGTCATGGATGGGATCTGCATCGGCATAAAAAATCTGATCTTCATTCTTCCGATCCTCCTATGCCGAGACGCTCGGCCAACCGCCGAAGTCATATCCATCCGGTAGGTCATTGACCATGTTTATCAATTCTGCTTTTGTCATCTTTCATTCCTCCATTTCCTGTTTTGAGCCCCCTGGCAAGGTAAGGGGGAAAATGTTGTGTGCGGCGGCAGCCTGAGCCGCCACACATTTGTCCCCTTCTTGCCTCGCGAGAGGCAGCCGAAATATATATCCCTTTAGGGATATAGTTTTTCGGCAGTAGACGAAAACTCGGTGTTTGCTCCGACTTTTCGGCAACAGACGAATTATCGGTGTTTCTCCGACTTTTCGGCAGTAGACGAAAACTCGGATTTTCCCGACTTTTCGGCAGTCTTTTCGGCAGTAGACGAAAACTCGGTGTTTGCTCCGACTTTTCGGCTTTTTTATATCTGCCCGATCAGGCCGTTTTTACACCAGAATTCGTCCTTGTTTTCCTTTACATAATTACGCACTGTGTCCTCGTTTACGCCAAGATATTCGGCCACGTCTTTGATCTGCGCGGTACCTTCATCGACGGCGGCAGAAAATGCAGTCATAAGAGACTGACGTCTGTCTTCCTTGCGTTGCGCATTTGTTTTTTTCTTCGGAAAGTTTCTTTTCCATGTCGTCGTGCTGCTCATCTCACTTTGGAGATCCTTCAGAACACCGACATGATCCGTCACATGGACCGGGAACCGGAACCAGACGTTCAGCGGCGGGAACTTCGGGAACTCGCGCAGCGTTCCTTCGATCCGCCAGGCCGTGAAGGCGTCCACCTGTTTTTTGGCCTCTTCGATCTCGGTCAGCATCTTCTGATAGTCTGCGGTGCTCAGGTTCTTATCGCAACACTTCAGCAGTTTGGAAGCACTCTGCTGATCATCCTGGCCGATTTCGTCTTCCCAATCCTTTACGTTGGCTTCCAGCCATTTGACGAAAACCTGGCATTCCGCTTTATCCTTCTGCTGTTTCAGGAGTTCGTCGGTTATCTCCAGCTCGATCAGATCCAGCAGCGCGTCAGGATCCCGGGCGAAGACGCCGGAGCCGCTGGCACGGTCCATGCTGCGCTTGTCGCCCTGGCCGCCCTTGCTGTGGTGGTGGCAGTAGATGACGGCGCAGCCGAGTTCGTTGCAGACCTTGTCGAACTGATTGCAGAAGGCGGACATCTCGCTGGCGCTGTTTTCGTCGCCGGTGATCACCTTGTAAATCGGGTCGATGACCACGGCGATGTAGCCCTTCTTGGCGGCCCGGCGGATGATCTTCGGCGCCAGTTTGTCCATGGGCACCGCCTTGCCGCGCAGGTTCCAGATATCGATGTTGGCCAGGTTCGCCGGTGCGATCCCCATGGCCGTGTAAACGTCCCGGAAACGGTGCAGGCAGGAGGCGCGGTCGACCTCCAGGTTGATATACAGCACCTTACCTTGCGCGCAGCTGAAGCCCAGCCACCGCTTGCCTTCCGCCAGCGCAATGCACAGCTCGATCAGCGCATAGCTCTTGCCGGCCTTGCTGGGCCCAGCCAGCAGCATCTTGTGGCCCTGCCGGAGGATCCCGTCGATCAGAGGCGGCGACAGCTCCGGCAGGTTGTCCCAGAAGTCGGAGAACGTCTCCACGTCCGGCAGATCGTCGTTGACACCCTCGATCCAGTCTCGCCATTCGTCCCAGCTCTTTTTTCCAATGTTGGTATCCAGCAGGTACTGTTTTTTGCCCTCCCGGGTGACGCCCGGCATCCGGGACAGCCGGGAAGGGTTCCGGTTTTGCCGGTCCATCTGCAGGCCGTTCTTCTGACAAAAATCAAAAAGGAAATCCACACGCCGCCGATATTCGTGATAATCCGGTGCGTCGATTCGCACGATGGCGTGCAGGCTTTTTCCGCCGGAATACACCAGTGCGGCCACAGGCAGCTCCAGCTCGCGGATCAGGGCGTTCTGCTGCTCCAGGTCCATGTTGTCGCTCTCGATCAGAGCGAAGCGGTAATCGGTGACGTTGGCGTCCTTTACGCCTTCCCCGTCCAACGGGTTGAACCGGATCCACGCACCGGCGGCCTTGTTGTAGTCGCCGATCACTCGGCCGAGGTCTCCTTTGCATTTCGCCAGCTCTTCGATGAGCTGCCCGGCGGTGCGGTCCCAGCAGCCTTTTGTCGGTAAAAATCTGCCGTCCTTCTGCCACGTCTCCGTCACGTAGCCGACGTTCTCGGTGGAGTCGAAAAGCGTTTCCAGATAGGTCGTCAGCTGCTTCACGGGATCCCATTCCTCCGGGATGTTCAACTCCTTCGCCTCCAGCCAGCGGTGGTCGACGATCACGCCGTCCTCGCGGATCTCGTCTTCCCAGGTCAGCTCCCTGCCGGAGGCGGCAGGCGTCCAGCCGCGGTCCTGCGCCATCTTGATGATGGTGCCGCCGGTGACCGGCGCCTGCCAGAAACCGCCGAAGGTCAGCCACTTCTTTTCGCACTCTCCGGCATGATACCGGGCGGCGTCCGATCGGCTCCACGCGTCCCAGACGGCGCAGGGATAGCCCTCGTGTTTCAGCGCCATGCCGACCTCGGCCCACTCCTGATAGGTACAGGACGCGGGGTCAATGTGCTGGATGATCTCGTCAAGACCAGTCGAAGCCATGCTCTGTTTCCTCCTTCGGCGGTGTGTATGTTGCGGGATCGATCCCGCGCGGGACGTGCCACCCTGCCGCCGCGATTCTGTCGATCAGTTTCCGCGCCGCCTCAAACTGCCAGGTGCCGACGTGCCGGAAGCCCTTCCCCTCCAAGAAGCGGATTTGCTTCGGTGTGGCCAGACCGTCGTCCTTGCGGCGAATCAGCGTGTCGATCAGGCGTTCCGCCGTTCCGGCGTGCTCGATCTCGTCCGGGAAGATGCCGAATTTTTCCAGGATCTTCTTCTGGGAATCGCTCGGCGCGTTCAGCTCCGCGCCGAAGGCGGGCCGGTAATTGGCCAGGTCCATGTCCTGGATCGACATCTCATACTGTAGAGGATCCACAAGTTTGCGCTTGCGTTTCCGCATCTCGGCGAGTTGCTTTGCCAGCGCTTCCTCGCGCTGCGCGACCACGTCGCTGGCGGCCGTCTCTTCGGCGGCTTCCAGATCCACCGGGCATCCGGCCTCCGCGATGTTGGCGGTCATCTGATCCGCGATCTCCTGCGTCTGCGCGATCAGGCAGGCAGGGCGGCACAGCTCATGCCGGGAGGTGTGCCAGAGGAAGTCCAGCAGCAGAAGATCATTTTTTCCTTCCGCAGGACGGGTGCCGCGGCCCACCATCTGACAATAGAGGCTGCGGATCTTCGTCGGCCGCAGCACGATCACGCAGTCCACAGACGGGCAGTCCCAGCCCTCCGTCAACAGCATGGAGTTGCACAGGACATTATAGCGACCTGCCTCAAAGTCGGACAGAATCGCCGCCCTGTCCGCGCTGGTGCCGTTGACCTCCGCGGCGCGGAATCCGCGCTCATTGAGGATCTGCGCAAATTTCTGCGACGTCTTGATCAGCGGGAGGAACACGACCGTCTTCCGGTCGGCGCAGCTGTTCGCCATCTCGTCGGCGATCTGGTAGAGATACGGGTCCAGCGCCGTGTCCAGTTCTCCGGCCTTGAAGTCGCCGGCTTGGGTGCCGACTTGGGAGATATCCAGTTTCAGCGGCACGGTGAGTGCCTTGATCGGCACCAGATAGCCGTCTTTGATCGCCTGCGGTAGCGTGTATTCGTAGGCCAGCGAGTCGAACACCTCGCCCAGATCCCGCATATCGCCGCGGTCCGGCGTAGCGGTGACGCCCAGCAGTTTCGCCCAGACGAAATGGTCGATGATCCGCCGGTAGCCCGGCGTGATCGCGTGGTGCGCCTCGTCTATGATGATGGTACCGAAATAGTCATCCGGAAACTGGTCCAGCCGCTTTTCCTGCTGGAGGCTCTGAACGGATCCGACAACGATCCGGCGGAAACTGTCCAGGCAGCTCTCCTCCGCCTTTTCGACCGCGCTCTTCAGTCCGGTTGTTTTTTCGATCTTGTCGGAGGCCTGCTGCAGCAGCTCTCCACGGTGTGCGAGGATCAGCACCCGGTCGCCCGCCCGGACCTGATCCTCCGCGATTTTGGCAAACACGACTGTTTTGCCGGTGCCCGTAGGCAGTACGAGCAGCGTCCTGCCGTGGTCTTTTTCCCACTCACTGTGGATCGCTGCCCGTGCCGCTTCCTGATAGGGTCGCAGATTCATCTATTGGAGATGTTCGTCCCGCCGGCGTTGCCCCAGCCGGAAAACGCCGCCTGCTGAGGCTGCGGCGGGGCCACGGGCGCGGCCTTCGGTGCGTTTGCGGGATCGATAAAGTTCTTGATCTTGTTGCTCTCGTGTTCTTTGCCGTCGTCGCCGGTCCATTTATCCACGTAGATATGACACCAGCCGACGCGGCCGAAACTGTCCTGGAATCCTTTGCTGATGTTCAGCGGTTCGCCGTGTTTCTTGGCGCCGGTAGCCAGGAAGAAAGCGGAGAGCAGCCCCTCTACGGAGGAATGCAGGAACAGGTTATGCGTGAGGGTCGTCAGTTTCTTCTCGTCCCTGTCGAGGATCGCCAGTGTCAGAATTGCCTTATTGCAGGCGGGCAGCTTCTTGCTGCCGGAATGGCGCCCGCGCTCCATGTTGATGAGGGAAAACTTATAATCCCCCTCCTCCAGTAAAACGAAATTGGATTCATTGACGACCTCGTCGTCCCATCCGAATTCTCTGTCCACAAAATCAGCCATTTTTTATGCTCCTTTCAATTGCTTGATAAATTCTTTCAGGCCGTCCCACTGGCCGATGATCAGGCCGTTGATGACGCTGTCGTCGTAGTCCGTGATCGGCATATCCTCCGGATAGATCCCCTGCCGGGCGACGGCCATCCGGATATCCGCCTCCGTGATCCCGTCGGCCTCCATCAGATCCGTCAGTGCCTTCGGCAGGCCGGGCGGCGCGGGCGTGACGGTGGGCGTTTCTCTCGCAGGTACTTCCGCCGGTGCGGGCGGCTCCTCAACGAATGTTTCCATTCTGGACTGTTCCCGTGCGACGGCTGCCATCGTTTCCACCTTCTGCTGGTAGACGGTTTCCAGGGCTCTGTCGGTGCCGAGCTGCTCCCGCGGGACCAGTACGCCGGCGATATTGCCGAAGAGAAAGTCCATCTCTTCCGGCAGGCCGAAGCGGTTCTTCGCGTCCCACCAGGGTGTGTGATTGGTGTACATCACCCGGCGGCCGCCGGTGGCCTTGTGCTTTTGCCCTTTATCATCCTGGGCGACGACAATGGTCTTATAGTTGGCAAATATGACCATGTCCGCCCACTCCTTCACTATCGGGGAGATCAGGCTGCCGGTTTTCTGCCCCAACTTCATCTCCCAGTGATCATAGGTGCCGGAGTTCTCCGGCTGTTCCACCTTGCGCAGCTGCGCGTGGGCCGTCAGCACCACGTGGATCCCCTGCGCAACCACGTCGTCAAGGCTGTGAAGGAACCGGGCGATCTCCTCCTTCTCGTAGATGTACCCTTTACCGTACCCGAAGTCTTCGATTCCGGTCTTGTTGGCCTTGTCACAGATTGCCTTGATGCAGTGCGTTTCCGCCCAGTCGAATGTGTCGATCACCAGTGTGTCGCAGACGGTCGGGTTCTTCCGGATCCACTCGATCTCGTCCTTCAGCATCTGCCAGCTGGTCGGCGTGTCCAGGCGTCGTACTGGCAGGTATTTCGTGCTGCCCTCCGTGTCGATGAACAGAGGATTCGGGAAGCAGCTCGCGAAGGTGCTCTTTCCGATGCCCTCCGGGCCGTAGACGACGATTTTCAGCGCGGACGGGATCACGCCCGCCGTAATGTTAAAATTGCTCATTTGACCCCCCAGCCCTTAAAAACGGGCTCTTCTCTCGGCTGCTCCGCGTAACCGTCCGTGATGATCACGCTGCATTCGTCGCCGGTGCTCACCCGGGTGGCGATGGCCTGCAGCCCTTCCGCTTCCAACCAGTCGCCGAACTCCCGCATGGTGTCGGCGTCCATCTGCTCCAGTTTATCCAACAGAACGAAGCCGCACTCCGGATTCATCCGCCGGACGATAGCGGTGGCGACGCGCAGCTGCTCGCTGCCGCTCATGCTGTCCCACCGGTGCCCGTTGTAGGCCAGTGCGCCGTCGATGACGGAAAGCCCGGGCAGGGGCAGCGGAGCACCGTTCAGCAGATCCATTTTCTTCTGGCGGACGTCCTCGATCTTCCGGGACAGATCATCATACTGGTCGCGATAGGCCTTCGCCTCGTCCTCCGCCAGCAGCTTGCGCTGGTTCTCGGCGACTTTACGGTTGATCTCTTCGATATTCTGGATGTTCTCCTGTAGCTCATCCGTCGGGAGATCTTCAAGCACCGCGACTTCATGTTCTGCATCTGAGATTGCCATAGCCGTCGCTTTCAGTTCTTCCTGGGCTTCAAACAGTTTATGCTGCAGTTCTTTCACCCGTTCGATGTCTCGGGTTCTTTTCTGCCGGAACTCTTCCAACTGACTGCGCTTTTTCCGGTTCTCTGCATTCCGGAGCAGAATATCCTGCTGCTGCCGGATCAGGTCGACCGCGGAGAGGGGTGCTTCCGGCGCCTCCGGATAACTGGTCAGGCCGTCGGCATATTTCTTCTTGGCGTCGGCGGTGCGGCCGATCAAGGTGCGCTCGTTGTAAAGCGCAGCTTCCTCCTTGTCCAGCAGGAACAGTTGATCGCCGATCCCGAGGATCCGCAGCAGCGCGTCCGCCTTTTCCTTGTCGTTGGCGTTCAGGAATTTCGGCAGGTCCAGCGCGAAGGCGGAGATAAAACTATCCAGCAGCGCCTGACCGGCGAGGTTCCCGGCGGGATCCGTGACCTTCAGGTCGCTGTTCTTCCCGCGGCGTTCCACAACGATCCCGTTGGACAGCGTCACCTTCAGGTGGGGCGGGACGAGGCTACCGTCCCGCTGGGGATCGCTGGGGCGGAATTTATTTCCGCCCAGTGCCCACGCGATCGCGTCCAGTACGCTCGTCTTCCCCTGGTTGTTTTTGCCGCCGATCACGGTCAGGCCGGTGGCGCTGGGTTCCAGCTGAACGGCCTTGATCCGTTTGACGTTCTCCAGCTCAAGGCTGTTGATTTTGATACTCATGTTGTTTCCTCCGTTTTGTCAAAAATCAGATTGGTCAGTTCTTCGATCATACCAGGAAGTAGCAGGAGATTGTCGTCTTCTCCGGTAAATCGCCAGCGGTACAGCATTTCCACGATTCGGCCGGTCAGATAGGCGTTGACGCCGTAAAGACCATAGCAAAATTGATTGATCATGCTGCTCATTGTCAGGCATGGCATTTCCTGACGTTCCTCCAGCAGCTGTGTCATCTCGTTCATCCGTCGGACGTGTTCTTCGAGCTGCTGCTCCAGGGTGGCGATCCGGTCGCGCTGCTCATTCAGGAGCAGCTCCGTCTCTTCATTGCGTTCCGGTGGGACGGCAGCGGCTTCCAGCTGTCCGCGCAGCTTACTGATGACCTCTTCGTCGTACTGCAGGCTTTGTTCCAGCGTTTTATTTTCCGCGTCGAGGCGTTTCATTTCCTCGTCCTGTTTCTTTATGATCGTCTTCAGGTACTCGATCCGGCCGCCGTCTTCCTTCCCGCCGCCGCGTTTCGGATTGAATTTACTGAACTGATTCAGCTTGATATCCGCACCGATCTCTTTCAGATGCGTGGCCATTTCCCAGACGTCGCATTCGTTAACGTTCGCCAGGTCGGAGACGATCTCCTTCTTGTCAGCCGCGTCCTGGTATGCTTCCAGGAGCTTTTCGTCCGTCATCTTCATTTCGCTGCCTCCTTCTGCCGAATGGCGTCCCGGATCCTCGCCGGGATGACGTACTGCTCATTACAGGCGTCGCAGCATTCGCCGTCTTCTTTCACCGGCCACGGATTGTTGCCGAATCCGGTATAGGTACGGCCGCAGATGCAGCACGTCTTTGTCGGAAGATCTTCCGCGGCGGAATCGTGCAGGATGATCTGCCGGATCCATTCCTTGGAGACACCGATGCTGCAGAATTCATCACGGAATTTCCCGACAAAAAAGATGGTGCCGACAAAATCGCAGCCGCCGGCGATCGTGCAGTTATACGGCAGCCCGATCAGCCTGCCCTCCTCGTTACAGACGATCACCAGATCGGTGGCGACGGTGACGGTCTCGATGTACCCGCCGACGACCTGCTGCATCGCTTCCAGCGTGTTGGAGATCTTCCTGGCTTCCAGCGGTTTCCCCGATTCCTTGACGTAGATCTTGATTTCTTTTGGCATTGACTTTTTTCCTCCTTAGTGATAATATAGGAGGGTAAACAAGACGATTTCATTTGTTTACCCCTTGCCGCGACGTGTGCCCGCACGTCTGCGGCTCTTTTTTTACCAACTGACATAAACGTCGATCCAGTTGTCGTTGCCCACGCCGCAGTCGTAGACGCGGCCGGCGCTGCCGAAGGGCGTCTCGATCACGGCGCCGTAATCCAGCACGTCGCTGGCCACGCAGATATACCCGTCACCGTCCCTGACGTATCCGCCGGAAGTGTGGCGGCCGGGGATATCCAGCCCGCCGCCGGGGAGGACGCGCTCCGAATACCAGCTCCACGTCCAGCCGCCCCAGTCGATCAGCCCCATATTGCAGAAATACTCCGGTGAGTAATAAGCCTCCGCCGCGACTTCCGCCGTTCGTGTGGCTTCCCAGACTGCCTCCTCCGGTTCTTCGTCCGGGAACCACACCGGCTCCGGCATTTCTTCAGGTTGCGAGGTTTCTGCGAGGTCTTGCGAGGTGGTAACCTTACAATCCTCTTGTAAGGTTTTAATAGGTTTTGTAAGGTTCGCGGCAACTGGGCAGCCGCCTAAATCACACACCCCGGTCACGATCTCCTCCGGAGCCTTCACCGGCACAGTGTCCGGTTCCGGCGGCGTCACCGGCGCGGCGTCTATGCAGCGCAGCGGAATGGCGGCCGCTTCCAGCGCCAGCAACGTGACGGATAAAACAATGACAGCCCGCTTCATTTCCTGTCCCTCCAGTCTATGCGCACAACTCTGATGGCGGGATACCCCACCATTTTTCCGTTCAGGTCACGGATCCCTGTCTTCCTGCGCCTGAGCCGCCGGAACACCCGGCGTTCCAACGCCTTGATTTTATCGTCGAAAGCCCAGATCACCAGTGTCAAAACAATCAAGACCAGCTGGGCGTCGAACAGAATCGGGAACCAATCGATCTGCATTTAACTCACCTCCTTATGCCGTCTTGTTCTTTTCGATGACGGTCTGTTCCATTTGCGCCCGGATGAACGCGTCAAACGGTTCTATCTCCAGCAGCGTTTTTCCGCCTAATTTCATCACCGGCGGGCAGCCTGGCTGCTGGAACAGGCTGTACAGGGTTGTCCGGCTGATACAGTACCGGGCACAGGCCTCCTTGATGCTGATAAAAATCGGTTCGTTCACGATGCTTCCTCCTTTACCGGGTAACAGACGCCGGAGACGATCTTCATGTGCGCGGCGCTGTAGGTGATCATGCGGTTCACGATCTCGGCGGCCGTCAGGCCGGTCTTCAGGCAGATATCGTTGACAACGATCTGCGATTCCTTTGTCAGAGTGACGCTGCGGTTCTTCTGTTCGCTGAACACCTTGGTGTAAAACACCAGCTCCTCGCTGTCCCTCTGGTTGTCGATCATATGCTTTTTCTCGACACGTCTCATTTCCATGTCTTTTTCCCTCCTGTTTGACCGATGAATGATTTTGTGTTATACTCCCTATGAAAGGGGGTGAATTACATGATGGTACCTTACCATAATCAACGGGATGCGATTGAGCCTGATTTGTTTCGTGAGCTTGCTGTTATTTGGCTGAAAAAGCAAGATTTGAAGGACAAATCACCCGAAGACGTTCATACCATGTTTTGGGATGCGTATTACCATATACGCAATGATTACGAAGAAAAGATCAATCAGAATGTTTTTGATGCTTATGTCTGATCGTCCAATCTGACTTTAAGATCACGAAGTTTCAACTTGGTTTTGTCCAACAAATCCGTTGCCTCTCCGATTGTGCAGCCCTCAAGAACCTGCATGATTTGAGAGGTTTTCTTTTCGATGAACTCTTGTCTTGCTGTAATGTGTTTTTTCATTGGTTCAAAAAAATCATTCACAATGTTTCACCTCCTTTTTATGTTCGATCGATTCTTTATGCACAGAAGTAACGATTGCTGTGGAACGCAACAATCCTTGAGCGCATTCAAGAATCCTGGAAGCCTCCCCATATGTGTAACCTTCCAACTGCTGCACGATGTCTGAGGCTTTTTTTCTTTCTTTGAGAATCTCCTCACTTCTTGGTGCCATGTTTTCACCTCCTTTTTGTAATTACGCTTTAAGCGTTATTCGGTGGCAAAAAAATAAGATCATTATAAGAAACACCATACACTTTTTCAATCATAGGGATGTACTTCAAATTCGGATATGCTTTGAATCTTTCCCACAAGCTAAGTGTTTCTTCACTCACACCTATTTTTTTCGCCGCTTCTTTTTGTGTCATGTCTTTATTGACACGTGCAGCTTTAAGAGTTATTCCCACTATATCACCTCCTTGCTTGCCATAATATCACGCTTTAAGCGTAATGTCAAGCCAAAAGCGTAATTTTTTTGGATTTTTCTTGACTTTTTTACGCTTCAATGATATTATTGCGTTGAGGTGTTAATATGAGTGATTTAGGAAATAAACAAATAATAGCGAATAACATCAGCTATTATATGAATCTGTATCATAAAACACGAATGGATATGTGCCGTCTCTTGAATGTCAGCTATACCACATTTGCGGATTGGGTTAACGCTAAAAAATATCCTCGTATAGACAAAATTGAAATGATGGCTCGTATCTTTAATGTTACAAAAGCTGATCTTGTCGAACAACCAACGAAAAAAAAGAATAAATTCCTTATCCCCGTCCTCGGCGACGTCCCCGCCGGGATCCCACTCGAAGCAATAACGGATATCATTGATTACGAGGAGATCAGCGAGGAAATGGCCCGCGTCGGTGAATACTTTGCCCTGCGGATCCGCGGCGACAGCATGGAGCCGAAATTCTCAGAGGGAGACGTCGTGATCGTCCGGAAACAGGAGCAGGTTGACAATGGCCAGGTCGCCGTGGTCATGATCAACGGCGACGACGCCACCGTCAAAAAATTCTATAAAACCGATTCCGGCGTGATGCTGGTCGGCAACAACCCGTCATTCGTCCCCCTGACCTACACGCCGGAACAGGTCGAGCAGCTCCCCGTCCGCGTGATCGGCAGGGTGGTCGAATTAAGAGCGAAATTTTAAATCTGATTGGATTTAGAATAATTACAGATGAAAGGTTGAAAAAAATGGCACTGATCTATTGTCCTGAATGCAAAAAATCTATTTCCGACACAGCTGAAACATGTCCGCATTGTGGATTCAAATTGCCTGTAGCTGCTGAGGACTTTGAAAAAAAAGTCACTCAGCTTTCCGCGGCAAAAACCCGTGGAGGCGGTAAGCAGCTTACCATGATTATTGGCGGCTGTATTTTGATTGCCGTTGGGATCCCGCTTGTTACGATTGGCGTCGGTGTCTTTCTGATTATCCTCGGAGTTGCCGCATTGATTATAAGCTTCACCGCGAAGGGTAAGTATCAGGTAGGAGATTGCCCGTACTGCGGCACAAATCTCCGCGTGGACTCCAGAATGCCATCTTTTATCTGTCCAAAGTGTAAAAATAGTGGCATAAAAACAGAAACGACACTTGAAACAACCCACGTATACGAACAAACGGAAAGTAACAATCAATAACAACATATAAAAAAAGCCCTCCCGGTGTTCGCACCACCGGAAGGACAAGCCAAAATTCACACCATCGGTCAAACAGAGGAATCGGCGTTATTATTATACGCCAACAATCGGAAAAAGTCAACTTTTTTATAGGAGGCGGAATAATGCCAAAAGCAAGATACGAAAAAGATGAAAAAGGTCTATACTATGTATGTGTCCCCACGAATGAATTCCGCGCGGATGGATACCGGAAATACAAACGGCTGCGCGCCAAAACGCAAGCCGATCTCGATAAAAAACTGGAAGAATACAACCACAACCAGAAGCTCGGCGTGATCACAGACAGGGTCACCGTGCAGGAATGGTTCGACCGCTGGATGGTGAATTATAAGGGCAGCGTGGCTGAGAACACCAGGAACAATTATAGAAACCTGTATGAGGTACACATCAAACCGGCGATCGGCGCCGTGCAGGTCAAGGACGTGCTGGAGATCGACGCACAGGGGATCCTCAACAGGATGGCACAGGATCACGCGGAGAGTACCGTGAAGGCCGTCCGGAAAATCCTGTTCAGTTTGTTCGACACAGCCCGAAAAAATAAGCTGATCGCGTTCAACCCCTGCGCGGATCTTACTGTCACCGGCGCCAGAAAAAAAGAACGCCGGGACCTGACCCCGACGGAACGGAAAGCCTTTTTGAAACAGTGCGAGACGGATCCCTTCGGCATGTTCGGCGCCTTCCTCTATTTCTTTGGTCTTCGGCGTGGTGAAGCGCTGGCCCTGACCGGAGCAGATATCTCAGATACTCATATTACGATCAACAAGCAGATCACGTTCCCTGGAAACAGTAAGCCGATCCTGAAGCTGATGCCGAAAACAGACGCAGGCGTCCGTGAGATCCCGATCCCGGACAAGGCCCGGAAGTACATCAATTTTGATGAGCTCCCAAACGGGCTCCTGTTCCATGACCCAGCAGGCAAGCCGCTCTCCTTCTCCCCGGTCGTCGACAGATGGAATTCCCTGATCACCGCCGCCCTGGGCGAGGACACCGACGTCACCATGCACTACCTTCGGCATAATTATTGCACGATGCTCTTCGAGCAGAAAGTTGACCTGATGACAGTAAAAACGCTCGCCGGTCACAATGACATCAAAACCACACTGGAGATTTATACACACTACACCGAGAAGCTGAAAAAACAGGCGACAAAGAAGATCGCAAAACTCGGATAAACAGGAGGCAACAAAGAGGCAACAACGGTTTGAAAAAATGCGAACGGTTACGAACAGTTAAAATCCCCGTAACCCCTTATTTTATAAAGGTTTTCAGGTTATTTTGAACACTTGCGAACAGCCTCGAAAAACCGCTAAAATCTTCCTGGGGGTCAAGAGGCCGTGAGTTCAAGTCTCGCCACTCGGACCAAGCAAAAAGCCTTGTGCAATAAGGGTTTTGCCCTTATCACAAGGCTTTTTGTTTTGTCTAAAAAAAGCCTTTGGAGGCAACAAAGAGGCAACAAAGATTTGAAAAGATATAAACAATTGCGGATGCTCGAAAAAAAAAGAAAAGCCCCCATGCAGATAAACGCCTGCACAGGGGCTTTTGTCTTATCATCTTTTGAGTTCCAGCACGGCGGCTTCAATCAGGTTGTCGATACTGGCAAGGTCGATCTTCAGGCCCTTCTGCTCCAGGAATTCCAGGACAAAGGCTTTCTTTTCCTTTCCCATGCCGGAACCTTTGTAGATCTGCTCCGCAGCCTCCACCGCAATCGTCACCCACGTCCTGGCCGTGTGGAGCTGCTGCTCGGTGACCTTTGACCGGATCAGCGGGATGACGACAGAAGTAATGACCGCACAGATCAGCACAACCACCGCGCGGATGATCGGTGTAATGTCCATCAGGGATCCTCCTTGAATGATTCTTCTGACAGCTTTATCTTATGCGCCGCCATCAGTTTGATTTTGTTTTCGAGTTTTGCTTTGTTATAATAGAATCCGGTCCCGGTCGCCACTTCAGCAGCGACGGCCGGGATCAGATAGGCCAGCGGCGTGAGGTCGCCGGTGCGCCAGATCATCACACAGGCAAAAGCAATGACGGCGATGTTGATCACCGCCGCCACAATCAGGATTTTTTTGCTGAACTCCAACCGCTTCATTTTTTCAACGCCTTGTTGACAGCGGCCTGCACCTCATCGTAGTCGTAGCAGGCAGCGGTCAGTTTGCTTTTACGGGTAGCGCCGTTTCCCCACTTTCCGGCAATGACTTCTTTTACCAGCGCGTCCGTTACGCTTTTTTTGCCGGAAACGAGCTTATTGACGGCGGCCTGCACCGCGTCATAGTCATACCCGGCGGCTTTCAGCTTCGTCTTTCTGTCGGCGCCATTGCCCCATTTTCCGGCAAGGACTTCTTTGGCGAGCTCGTCCACAGTTTTCTTCGCGGTGGGCTGGGCCGTGGCGGTCGTGGAGGTGTAGGTGATCCACGGCAGTTTGCCGTGCTTTGTCCACTTCCGGGTCTTGTATTCGGTCTTGGTTCCCAGCTTCGTGATCTGCACGCAGTTATCCCAAGCGGGAGTGCATTCGACCACCTTTCCGTCGCCGATATACACGCCGATGTGGCCTTCCAACCAGACGGCCTCGCCGGGCGTGATATTGGAGAAATCGGTGGAGATGCCGGAGCAGCGCTGGATCATCGCATCAGCGCCGATATCCGGCACGCCTTTACTGGCGTAAGTAGCGCCGCCGTAGGTTGCGCTCTTGTTGCCATTCCAGCCCCAGAGAACGCCCTTGATCAGACACACGCAGTCAAATCCGAACGTGTCAGACGTGGCCGCGCGGATCATCTTCTGCCGCGCCGCCTGCTGATTATAGGCCGTATGCTCGCAATACCGATTTTTGTTCTCTGCCGTCATGGGAGCGCCAAAACAGCCCATCACGTACAGTGTTTTGTAGTTATTGGCAATATTTGTGACTTTCTTCACAAAATTCGCGTTCGTCATCATGATGATCTTTCCTTTCTTTTATTGAATTTTTAATGGCAATTTGTTTACTTCTTTCATCAATGTGTTGAGGTCGCCGTTACCATCAAGCCCGTCATGATAAGCGCAGTGCATCTCATTCAGGATCCGACGATCATCAAAATCAATACAACCGTCCTTAATATAGGCTTGGCCAAGATAACGAATGCGATCATAGAGCAGGTACCGCAGGGCAGCGCTCTGCGCATCGGTTTTTGTTTCGATGCTTTTGAGGCGCCCATCATAATTGAGAGACGCCTCATCTTCTTTTTTCGCTTTCCGTTCGCGCCGGAACGCCAACCTGTCACCGATCAGCTTAACAATACCAGCCCCAACTCCCCCTGAAATCAGAGCGATAGCAATTCCGATAATAACTTCTTTCATCGTGTCTTTGCCTTCTTACGTGCCAGCCAGTAATTCCTTCAGCACATCCGACTGGTATTCCACCGGTACGTTCATGCCATATGTTATTTCGTCCAGCTTATCCAGCGTCTCTACGCTTTCGATGTACGCCTTCAGCGAGTTGAAGTAGGTGGTATGGTAGGTTTTATGTGCATTGGCGGCCGCCACTACAGTGCCGAACTCCTCTGGCGTGTAATACCGGCAGGCTTCTCCGTCACTATGGTAGGGGATCTGCGTCAATCCCTGTTCTATGGAGTCAATCAAGGCCAGAAGATTGAGTTGGTCCGTCAACTCCATTGAGTAATGACGCGTTGTATCGTTATATGTTACGTCCACCCCCTCGATGATCGCAGCCTCGCAGGCACGCCGCATTTCGTCAATTTTTGCCTCTTTTGCGTATTCGGCGGTCAGACGCAGCTCCTCATCCACCACAGATTCAGGCTCCTCCCCAGAAACGGGGTGGAGCCTGTTGAATAATTCCTCGTACTCTTCCGCAGTTATATCTACGACTTGTACAATACCTTCTTCCCCCGGCAGAGGGGGGGCACCTTCAATTCGCCAAAGGTGCGCCCCTTCTCCGGTGAGGATGCCTTGAGGACGTTCGCCGCCGACTCGATACCTTATCGCGTCATATTTGTACACAACGTAGACTAATTCTGTAGCAACATCCACAATGACGTTGCCCGAAATAAGTTTGTACATTTTGCCTCCTCCTTAAATGCAGAAGCCAAACAGAACAGAAAATGATGCATTAGTACTGGCTCCGTTCGTACTGTAGACTTTCCCGGAACTGGCTTCTACGTCTGCCACCGCATTTGCAACGCTTGTATTCACTGCCCGTGTGCGGAGCCAGTACGTAACAGGAACGCTATTCGTGTCTTTCACCTTTCTGTTCTCCTCAACCGTGAAACAATCATACAGCCCTTTATCGTTTTCTCCCTCATACGTTTCCTTATACCAATTTTCTTTGGTTGTCGCATTCATTATCGGGCTTATCAGTTCGCCTCGCGCAGGAAGGAACAAACGGTCAATCGACACATAATCGACGTGTAGATCGTTTGATGACGTCGTGGTATTTGGGCCGCTGTTTGAGAATTTGAGGACGGGGGTGATGGCGGCCCGCAAATCAAACGGCAAGCAATTCCAGACGGTCTGTTCGTATTCAACGGATGCCGTATTTCCGCCACTGCCTGTCAGAATTTTGCGGACAAGCGAGTTCGGCCATGATACCCTGTTGCTCGTATTGGACTGGAACATGGTCTTAAAGTCCAATGTTTGCGACGCGAGAAATGTGACTGAGGGCACACGCTGCTCAGGCTGCTCAGGCTTCACCTGCTTGCGATACTCGCTGATAGCGTCGTCGATTGCCTCCTGATTGCCGGAGGAATTAAACCAGAAATAGTCAGTAAGAGTTGATTTAGACTGATCTGTATTTTTGATTTCGCCAGTCACTTTATAGTCGTGATTGGTTGCGCAAGGGAAGAATAAGATAGTATCTGATTTGTCGGTTACGATATAATCATCGTTGCCTCGGTAATAATCCCTGTAAGGAGACCATTTTTTCCCTGTCGTACCGGCTCTGTCTTCATAGATTGTATAATTGATTGTGACCGCCTTTGCATTTGCTGTAGTTGCTGCGCTCGGATATGTGGTGGCGAACCATTCTATACCGTTAGCTACCCATTTACCGTTGGCTGCTATAGATCCATTCTCGACAATCGCTTTTATCTCCGCCCATGAACACTCATTCAGGCTCTTAGAATTCGTCGGAACAGCAACCGTCTCGAATTGCGCTTTAGCGTCGATGTTTCCGTGCACGGTAAACGTGTCCGTTATTGTCGGATCGTTTCCCGCACTAAAACCGATGCACAATTTATTGCCGCTAAGCGGATAAGCCGGTTTTCCCGCTGCAACTGCCGCCACGTCGCTGTATTGCACGACGTCTCCGTATTGCGCGTCAACATGATAGATTTCGTCGCTTCCGGCGAAAAACGTCACGCGATAAGTTCTGACCGTACTCGCATATTCGGCTTTGATTGTCACGTCGTCCTTAATATTTGTCAGCTCTCTACTCCAACCGGTAAACGCATAGGTAAATTGCGCGTCTGCTGCTTTTGTCGGGATGCCATATCCAGCATTCCTCGGGTCTGTGGCATTCCCACCGTCCAGAACATATTCTTTGGCGAAAACCTTGTCCCCGTTATAGAACGTAACAAGGTGCAGCGCCGAACCGCCGCCTCCGTTGATGATCAACCCGTCGCCAAACCTATCCTGAAGGGTCTTCTTGTCTGCATTGCTGATGTTGTCAAACGTCACCGTGCCTGTGATAATCGGGCCTGATGCACCATCATCCATGCCGTCAGCAGTGATGCCGTGAACGTTGTCGTCCATCGCAATCCTCATCAGGGTGGATGCGTCTGCCCATTGCAGATCAACGCCTGTCAGCCTGATGTTTGTCAGCGAAAAAGCATTGTCAAGAATAGCCTTCAGCGGGAACCCGACACAGTCCTCGACCATTAACGAACGCATCGCCGTATAATCATTATTTTCAAAAGTAAACGCTGTCACATGGTTCAAATTTTTGGCGCGTATCCGCTGTACGTTTTTGCCAAGACGCGCTTCGGTAAGCGGGCACCCATCAGCGAATGTAACACCTGTGACACCGCTGTTCTGTAGATAGAGCCGTTTTAACCACTTGTTGTTGCTCAAATCCAGCGCAACGGTGTCGCCCACCAGAAATTGACCACGGAGGTCGATTTCTTCTGACAGCGGCACCGTTTCCGGCGATACGCTGAGCGCGTTGATGTTGGCGTAACTATCGCCAGCACCAAGTAACATATCCTGTAGTTTTAGGTTTGCGATGTCGCCGACTGAGTACTGCGCAGGATAGAGATAAGCGACAGTTGATACGTGCTTGATGTTGTTGATAGAGTACACGTTGACCGCGGTACTTTCCCGGGATCTGTTACCGGGGTCCGCTAAATCGGTAAGCGTTTCCGATTCTCCTTTGGACACCCGCTTTTTGTCCCAGATGTTGTTGCTGTCCCTACCGACGCACACGTACATGTCACTGTATGGAACGAACGTAAGCTCCTTGCGAAAATCAGTAGTGTTTTTGCTGGGGGCCATACGGAGACGCAGTGCGTTGTTTGTCGCGGTGTTGGAGCTGTATTTTGAGCTCATATATATTTGTTGATAGCGCAGGAACTGTTCTCGCTGCTCGGCCTTCTGCCCGTAGAACATACTTTCAAGGTATGTTGTTTCTCCTGCTCGGATATACGGGTCGTCATACACGCCGTTATAGCTTTCGATCATCAGCGCTTCCGGCCTAATCTTTTGATAGTCCCTGAATTTCGTTATCAGCCTGCTGGCGGAAAACAACGTACCATCCAGCGCCCGGTACCACTCCTTGATCTTATCCGGGAAACACTCCCGCAGATTGGCCCACAGTACGGGTTCCTGATCGTATCCCTTGCCGGTATCGTACACCCAGTCGTCGCTGAGCTTCCCGGTGTTCTCTGTGGTCGGATGGTCTTCAAGGCCATAGGTAAGGCTCATATTGCCAAGGTTGTCAATTCCAAGGATTGTATCAGCGTCGTAGAATTTTGAAAAATTAAACTTCCAGTTTCCATTCCTATCAGGTTCATACGAACAAAACTGATTTTTTTCCCGCTGGTCCATCGCCAGGAAAAATTCGGTGAAAACGTAGTAGAACGCAAGTCCGTCTATGTCGAAGTACCGCGAAAGTTCATTCTTGAATTTTTCACGTCGATAGGCGCGGTGGCCCTCTTTTGTATCCGGGAACGTTGTGCCGGACAGGTCGTCCTGGCTGAAAGGATATCCGATACCATTATCAGTATCAGGATAACAGTCTGTCGTCCATACCCAGTACTGCATCTCTGCGAACTTTGCTTTTGCTGCGTCTTCCTTGCCATCCGGCGCGTAACGAATCTCAAAGTGGTTACCCTTCGGCGCTATCGGCTCTGACTCCTCGTTCCAACATTCGTTGGTAAAGTCGCTCGCCTTGAACCGGCTTCTTGTTTGGCCATTACTCAGAAATTCAACGCAGAACAGAGGATTACCTTTGCCATCTTCGATGTCTGATTCTCCGAACACATCAATATTCTTTTTGCTGTTGTTCATGTCCCCGGCAAAATAGAGAATTGTTTCGTCCGCCCCCAGTACACGCCCGCTATGAGAGGTTCCTTGACTATCGTTCGCGCTACCCAGTGTCATTGTTTGTGCGCCGCTGTTGTGGATAAACACAGCGCAGGGGTGCCCCTCTACGGTGTTTCTCACGCGGCTGTCCCTTATCTGTGCCTGACTTTTGATCGGATAGTAGGTGTTGAACAAATCTGCGGCGCAAACGTTGTTTGCATTTTCGCTGCTGGCCACGTTGGCTTTCAGGTTGAAATAGCTTACGGGAATTGAGTTGCTCGTCATGGCATATCCGCGGGGCCTGTCTGCGGAAATATCAATGTCGAGGTTGCCCGCCGCCGCGATATAGTTCATCGAACTTGTGCCCTGTAATGTGTATTTCGCGTTCGGCGCTTCAAATTGTTTCACGCCGCCCTTAGTACAGACGATAGAGCAAGGTTTCGCGTTTTTGCCGCCCTTACCTTGCGGGAACTCCGATGCTGAGATTTCGATAATGTACAAATCAGGACACGCAGCTGTCAGTTTCTCAACAGAGATCGTCCCCTCAAGGGCATTTTCGTTTACGAAAATTTTGTTGCGGTTGTACCGTTCCGACAGCTCCTCTTTATCCGGGCAGTCAACGATAAAATTCCGCAGCATCTCTCCGTCACTAAGGCCGCGATTATACATTTTAAATCTGTATAGCCAAATGTCGCAGTCATCAGACCCCAACGTAAACAGGTTCGTATCCGACGCAGGCGCGAATGATTCCCCCACTGTGAACGGAGCAGAATTGGCTGGTGTCCCACCCATCCAGAATTTATAGATCCCCGATCTCGCGTTGTTGGAAAGAAGCCGCGTCTTGGTAACGTCAATATTCAGCCCCATTTCAATCAGGGATTCTTCGCAGTAGTTCACTTTCACACTCCTGCCGCCGCCTTCAAACACCGCGTCATGGGCATTCAGGCGCAACCCCAAATGATCGCTCTCGTAATAGGAGCTTCCGACCTGAGCGTCATAATCCACGCAGTCCTTCACCTGGAACTGCATCAAAATGCACTTACCGTTGTCTGCCGTATCGTCATCACGGCGGAACAGTCCCCGGTTAAATTCAATCCAAGTGCCCCTGCGGATCACAAACACCGTCGCGCCGGTGGCCGGGTCTGTCTGGAACCCGCCGTTCGTCCAGTCAAAATTTGCCGAATAGCTAAACGGGTGGTTATCGCCGTTACCGTCAATGTAGCCAAAGTTATTTTTGGTTGCCTCGCTGTTGCTGTGTCCGGCCGGGTCAACGTCCATGATAAGACCGGACGTCACAGGAGCAAGTCCCTCGACCGCGTTCACAACCAGCGTGATGTCCTTTGCCACGCTGCCGCACTTCAGCGTCAGTGTAAACGTGCCTGTCTCGCGGCACTTGTAGCGCCAAATCTGCATGGTGCGCCCCACGTTTTCGGTGCTGATAAGGTTACCGTTTACCTTCTTCTCTACATTGTACGATGTGTCAGGGCCGCTCGCCATCCAACGGATAGCCAGTGTGTCGTACTGATCCGCCTCGATGCTCGTATCCAGCACGGAAAGGGTCGTTTCCGTAACTCCTCTGACCATGACGGCGCTGATCTTCGTCGTTGTGTACGTCGTGCCGCGCAGGGTATACGACAACCAAGCGGAAAGGGTCGTTTCCCCTTCTGGAATATCAATGGTCCTGGCAATAGTACCGTCCGCGTCGTTTACCGTAGCGGAGGATACGATTTCTTCTTGACTGTTGACAAACTGATAATGCAGCGTGGTATGAGCGATACTTTCGACAAAAAATGTCATGCTCAGTCGCTGCGCGTCGTAATAGGCGATATCCCTGCCGTTAAGGCTCCAACTCAGATCCGTTTTGTAAAGATTGATGTACCACGTCTTCTGCTGCTGGATTGTCCGTTCTTCCTCCGATGTAAACGAAATCCTCACCCGCACCGTGTTTTCTCCGTTGCGCAGGTAAGATGAAACGTTTTCTGTGATAAAATCTTGGATGTCCTTGGGATCTTCTGCGGGAGAAGCGTTGTTTATCGTTTTTACAACGGTTCCATTGACTTCAATCCGCAATGTCGCATTGGCGGGTGTATAGGATGCACCGTTCTGGGTGGCATACCAATTAAATGAAATTTCTGCGTCTGCGTCTTTTGTCGCGGGCGTAACATCAAATGTCGTCCCTAAACTATCAGGATCAGCAACGATCTTGACGGCATACGCGACGCTCGGTCCACCGCCACCGCCACCGGTTATGGTGACGCTTTCCCCAAGCTGCTTACCGTTCTCATCCACAAGCCAAAGGTTGCTGTCCTCATACGCCAGCGTCACAGCCCGCCCGGCGTCATGGTCTTCCAGCTTGGTAACTCTGTTGGCAACGGAAGTTATCCGCGAATCATTAGTCTGTATATTATTTTCAACGTCTCGGACCCTATTCGCCAGCGACTGATATTGGCCGATATAATACCAGGCTCCGATTCCGTTTTTAACGCGATACACCTGATGGGTATAATAGTCGCCTTCCTGGATGTAATAATCAACGCCCTCAGCGCCATCGGCTGGTCTCACCCCTGCGGTAGCGCCGTCCTCGGCGTCGATAATAACCATCGCGCCGCCGAAGCCGCCGCCAAACTGTTCCCAGCAGTCCGCCTCGGTCCTACTCGCATCAGGTACATACAGCCACTTATCATGCCCACCCTTCGTGTTCGGCAGGCAGTAGACTGTCTTTTCTGCGATGTCATCACCGGTGGGCAATGAATCGTCATCACCCAAATACACTATCGCCAGCTTGTCCTCTATGATGCTGTCCGCGTATTCGTTGGCGTTGCTCTCCGCCGCCGCAGCCTGTGCGCCTGCGTAAGCATTCGCCGCATCGATTGCCTCCGTCTTTTTGGTATCGGCGTAAGAGTTTGCCGCTTCGATTGCCTCTGTTTTTTTGCTGTCGGCATAGGCATTCGCCGCTTTGATCGCCTCTGCCTTTTTTGCATCGGCGTAACCGTTTAATGATACTCTTCTAAGCCGTTCTTTTGTCACCCCGGCTTCCGTCTCTGTCTGGGTGATCAGTACCTTGGCATCAGTCTGTAACTCCTGCGTCACCGTGAGATCTGTTACTTTTTTCGGCATATCATCACCTCCTTATTCCCACGCGGACCATGCAGAGGCCGGGACAGCGCCGTCTACCATGTTGTGAGAATTTGCCTGTCGGCGCAGAATCTCTACCGGAAGGCCAAACGGTACAGGCTCAAAATTCTGAGAAGACGGAACAGGCAAACTGATGATCCACTGGTTGATGTTGTATGTTTCCAAAAAACCTGCGGAATGAAACACGAGCAACAACCCCTCCATTCCCATGTCGTCCTTGTGGGTAAAAGGCAACTTGTTCGTTGTGCCCTCAGAAACGATCTTGATACAGGGTTCGATCATATCGCCCAATGTATCCGCAGTCACATCCGTCTGTCCCGTAAAATCCAGCAGCCCAGCCAGCAGCCCCGTCAGCGTCCCCGCGCCGGTGCCGCCTCTTTCTACCGGCAGCACACCGCCGGTCAGATCCGCCGCGCTGTGGCTATGTTCTGCCGCTGCCGCTCCTATTGTCCGCAAATCAACCTGATGCGGATTCCTCAGATCGCTTACATGCAGATTAAAAATCGCCATCGCCTTCGCGATACGCGTCAGATTGCGAGCCAATGAGTCGCCGCTTATCATCGGCTCGTAGTGATCGAGCGATCCAAGCGTCACATTCATCTGCTCAGGCGTTACGTGATGGGGGTTGTCCGTATCGGCCACATGGTCGTCAAAATCACTTTTCAGCGCGTACAAAATGCCGGATCCCAGTTCTACCGAGATGTTCTCCGCCTCGTCGATGGCAACGATCATCGTCACGTCCTGTTCCGTCAGCACCGCGCAGCCGTTGGCCCGCACGGTACCGGCGCCGTCCGCGTCGTAATCATAGCAGTACAGCACTTCCACGTTGTCCTCGCCCTTGGCGAACAGCCCCAGTTCCCGCAGCCGGAAATCCTCCGACACCTCCAGGCTGCTGAAGTGACCGGAGATTTTCAGCGTCTTCGGCGTGGTATCGTCCACGGCGGCTATCGGGAACGCCAGCTTCGCGTTCACCAGGTCCGTCAGCTCCTCCGCTGCCGTACCTGTGGGCAGCACACCGGCGCCGACTTTGAATCGCGTAAACGTCACGTGCTCGCCCTCGATGGCCCGCAGCAGCAGCTCCAGCCCCGCCGTTGTCAGAATCGGTGAATTTTCAAACATTTTTAATCCTCCTTATTAAACAGTGGCGGAGCCGACCTCCGCCTCTCCTACGATCGCGCCGGTCTGTCCGGCCGAGAGCGTAATCCTGCTGCCCAACAGCAAGGCGCAGCCGCCGAACACCGCCCGCCCAACGGTCAGCGGGAACAGCCATCCGGCGTCGACTGCCAGAAGCCTCCCATCTTCATCCGTCAGCAGCGTCCCTTCTTCGTCCGCCAGCAAACGGTAATCCATGCGCTCCGGGCAAAGCCGCCGCTGCACCCGGTACCCACACAAAGCAGCGATCCCGTAAAAAACGTCCCTTCGCCGCGCCGTCTTAAATGTCACGCTGTCCAAAACAGACCGCACATTTAGATAGAATCTCGCCCTGTACAGCAGATCGTCAAGAATCTCGCCGCATCCGAAGATTTCCCCCAAGTCCACGTCTATCTTGAAATGATACGGCTGGCCGCCATACTCGGACCATTCTGTCATCCGTGCTCCCTCGTACCGGCTGGTGATCGCCGTTCCTACCGCGCCCACGCTGCCCAAAGTCCGATGTACAATAAAATGACTTTTAAAAACCTCCCGCTTTTTCTCCAGTGGTGCATCGCCGTCCCACCAGTCAATCTTAAAATCCCACGCCAGAATGTCCAGCATGGTCTCGTCCAGCTCGTCGATGCGCCCGTACAGCGCCAGCAGATCGTGATCCGCACTCAGGTCCTCCAGCTCCTCGGCCACGATGGCCGCGATCATCGCCAGATGCGACGACTTTTCGCTGTTCTTATAATCGTCGACGGTTTCCAACGGTTCCTGCCGGTCCAACAGAAACCCCGGGTGCCGCGCCAGCTCGTAAGGAAACGACCGCAGCAGCTCTTCGGCCTGAAAATTATTCATTCTCATACCCTCCGTTGATCACGGTCCGGGTGCCCAGCACCGCCAGCTCAGGCACGTCGCCCTCGCTGCCGTCGTCCATCCGCCGGAATGCGGGTGCGCGGATCTCCGCCCGCTTGATACCGGTTTCCATCAGCAGCTGCCATAATTTTGCCGGGTTGATATCCCGTCCCAACCGGGCGTACTGCCATTTGACGTACCGGTCCACCGCGTCAGATACCGCCGCCTCGATCTCCGCCATGGGCGTTTTCGTCGCCCTGTCCACATAGAACGTCAGGTCGATGTTATATCCCACCTCTTCCGGGTCCTCCACGCTCACCATGTCAGTGAGAGGACGCACGTATTCCCTGTTACACTCCGCAGCTATGGCGTCTTTGATTGTCGTTCCGGCTTTGTTGCCGTCGTCCATCAGGGCGTAGATATACACCCTGCCGCCATTGTCCTGCCGGATGGAGACGTCTACCGACGTCTCCCCGTCCAGCGCTCCGCCGGACACGATGCCGATTTTCAGAAGCCCGTCAGTGTAGGCCACGGTATAGTCCACGGCCAGCTCCGTCGCCTCCGTCGCCCCGTGCGCCCGCACGGTCAGGGAGGCGGTGTTCAATTGGTCCCCTCCCATAAACGCACAGTGATCGCCGTTCTCGTCGGTTGCAACCGGCAGTTCGGCAGTCCGCAGCCACACAGGCCGGATCGCCTTCACATCCGCGATATTGTCGCTCACCGATTTTGCGTGGTAGATATACGCCCCCGCAGCACCCGCTGTTGTATACGCGTCCAGCGCCAGCCGCATACGCTCATAGTAGGCGTCGTCTCCCTCCACGTCCGCGCCGCCCTCTGAGGCGGTCACGTTGGCGCAAGAGGAAAAATACAAAATGTTCCCCACGTCAACCAGCGTGTTGATCTGCCCGGGGGCGAAACCGTTTCCGGCCTCCCCCGCCGTCAGGCACTGCGCCATGGCGTCCACGGAGGTCTCGCCGATGGGGATCACTTCGTCCCGCGTGGTCTCCCAGTAGAGTTTCTGCCGGGCATCGGTCACCCGCGTCCCCGCCGGCACCGTCACAGCCGTCTCCATGGCTTCGGAAATCGTAAACCGCATGGTACATTTTGCCGGCTGCGCCGGGCTGCGCTTCACATCGTAGATCCACTCGCCCAGCGCATCCAGGTTCGCCCCAGTCGCGCGGCTGGGAATGTTCTGATTTCCGATGTAATTCTGATTCACCCGTTCGGCGATCAGCACGTCCACCACCCAGCAGATAAACAGCCGGTCCGGGTCGTCGGGGTTCAGCGCCCGTCCGGTCAGGGTCTCATATTTGTCAATCAATCCCGCCAGCAGTGCCGCGCCGTCCGCCGGGACAAACTCATAGTCGGTGCCTCTCACAGCTCCACCTCCACGTATATATACATTTTGCCAGTCTGCAGGTCGCCCTCCACGTGCACGTCGCGCAGGGTCACGCGCGGCTCCAGCGTTTCGATGGCCTCGGTAACCTCACGAGCAGCGACCACCTCCGCGATGGGCACCTGTCGATCCACCCACTCGTTGGGCAGGCCGAATTCCCGGTACATCGGGCACGTTCCCGCTTGCGTATTCAGGATCAGCGAGATATTCTGGAGGATGGATTTCACCGGGTCTGTCTCCCCCAGGCGGTACTCCACCGCGTCCTTATTGGTCACTCTGTATACCATCACACATACTCCTGTAAGTTGATCGTCACTTCCGCCGTGATCAGGTTCCCGCGCCGGTCGCAGTCCTGACAGTCCACGGAGTAGCCGGTGATCATCCACCGGCCGTTCCCCGGGCCGCTGTTACCGAGCTGTAACCGCACCACCGCTCCGCTGTCGGTATATGTCTTGATCTTGGCGATCTCCGCCGCCGGATCACTCCCCAGCAGCCGTGATACCTGCACGGTCAGCGTGGCCTTGTCCGGCTCGCTGCCGGTAAACTCCGGTTTCGCCTTCGTCAGATGCAAATCGTGATTGGCGATCTTCGCGCTGCCGCTCAGTTTCAGATTTTTAAAACTCTGTATCCGGCGGTCGTCAACAGAAAAGACGATCCCGCCCAGACTTCCGATGGTCATCCGGTTGTCCCTCCCAAAATGAAGCCGTTGGCATTGAATCCACCGGCGTAAAGACAAAGCACCGGTTCCCCCGGTTTGGGGATCCAGTGCTTCAACTTTACCTCATGCTTGTGCCCATCGGCAATCTCCGTATGCTCGTCGTCGTCCACTCTGGACTTATGCCGCAGAATCGTCAGCCAGTCGCTCACGATCCCAACGTCGGGGAAATACACCCGGGCCACCATCCGGCCCTCGTCCACCGCTGTCACGGTGCCGATCCGCACCGGGCTGTCCGGCTGGTTTGCATTCATAGCGTCACACCTTTCTCAACTCGATCTGTGTCGTATAACCGCTGCCGGAAATGCTGTGCCGCGCCTGCCGGATGATATACTTCCCGTTCCAGTCGCCGAAACCGGAAATGCTCACCGCGATCCCAGCGCAAAGGGAAGGCGTCCCCATCAACGTGAAGCTGGCGCTCAGCTCCATCTTATTGTGCAGCCGCAGCTGTTCCGCCGCCAACGTATCAGCCTCCACGACGCTTTCCACCCTCTGGGTGATCCGCAGCGTTTGGCCGTCCTTCCCGCCGCCGTCCGCCTGGGCCGTGCCGATGATGCACTCTCCGTCCGGCTTCGTCCACTTTACTTCGCAGTCCTTATACTTCTCCGTTTTCCCCGTTTTCAGGGAATACTTGATATAATTCGAGCCGTTGCGGTCGATGTGAAAAACCGGCGCCTGCGCGTCGATCCATTCCTTATCGATCACGTTGACGATATTATTATAGATCTTCAGACTGCACCCGGCGTCCTCGCACAGCTTTTTCAAAAACGCGATGTCGCTCTGCTGGTACTGCTCTACCCGCTCATAGAACGGGTCCTTTTCGCCGGTGAACACGCAGGCCATCCCGTTTTTTCCGGCGATCTCCTGCGCGATCCCTCGCAGCGTGTAGTTTTCCCACGCTTTGCTCTTATCCGTCTGCCGGATGGAGCTGTCGAAAGGCAGCGCCGTGCATTTCAATGTGATCCGAGCCGGCGGGCCACTGGCTGATACACTGTCCAGCTCAAACTGGCCGCAGTCCATCACGCCGTTCTCAGCGAGGATCGCCGCCGCCACCCGCAGCCCCTTGGTGACGCCACCCAGAAAAGAACCACCCATCGACCGCGCGGCCGTCCCGGCGGTACCGGCCCCGGTTGCCGCGTAGCCGCGTTTGCGCACGTCCCGTGCCGCGAACCATCCCAGGTACCCCACATGGATGGGATAGGGCGCGCCTTTATTGTTGATGTGCGTCACCTCGCCCCGGTAGTCCGTCACCGGTATGCCGGGCCGTCCCTCTCCGTAGCTGGTGTACTGCGGCGTGCCGGTGACGGTCACCTGATCCCCCACGACGAAACCGGCCGCGCCGGAGGATTCCCGGGCCACACAGTCGCTCATCACATAGCCAACGGTTCCGGCGTGCCGCACCCGCGCCCAGCCGCCGTCATTGTCCAGCAGTTCCACCACGGTGCCATAGGGCAGCTCCGCCGAAGCGGCATACTGAGCCCCGCGTCCGGCGCGAAGGAAAGCCCCCGTCGCCGCGCAGACGATCCACCGTTCCGCGTCTCCGCTGTTCTGCGTCGGATCTCCGCTCTGGCCGCAGAACCAATGCTCCATCAGGACGCCGCCGTGGTCGCACAGCACCAGCTGCAGGTCGTCGGTTTCATCCTCTTCGTTGTCAGTATAATTCAGGCTTTCCAAAAACGGCGCGATGTCGCCGGAGATATCCACCCCCGCCGCGATCACCCGCGCCGCCGTCCGCCTCGCCAGTCCGTCAGCCATTGATCTTCCTCCACGGCGGCAGATAGTCCGCCTCCCGCCGGTCGCTCACCTCCGGCACGGTCAGCGTCACGCCCGCCGGAAGAATATACGTTCCCAGATAGCCCGGGTTTTCCCGCATCAGCAGGTCCTTATATCGCTGGTCGCCCATGACCCGATGGGCGATGCCGTCGAACATATCCCCCTGCACGGTCGTATATGTCATCTGTATGCTCTCCTCTCCCGCTCGGCCAGGTAATCTTCCAGCATGGCCTCCAGCTGTGAGCGCAGGGTCTCCCCGGCGGCCCGGACGCCCTCTTCCGCGTCGCCGCCGCTCACGTTGATGGTCAGCGCCACGTTAAAGCCGCCGTCCCCGGCCGCTCCCGCCGGCGCCTCGTCCAGCGTCCTGGCGCTGCGCATCAGTCCGGCCGTCTCGTCCGCAGGGATTACTCTTTCCCCGCCCTGAAACAGCACCAGCTCAGGGCCTTCTTCACCGACCAGATGGATGCCTGGCGTAGCGCTGTCGGTACCTTCCGCGTAGGCGCTGCCGCCCTTCGGTGCGGAAACGGTTACCCCGCCGCCGTTCAGCGCGTTCACCGCCGCCTGCCGCACGGCTGCGTAGGCGTCGTAGATTCGTTGATAACTGTTCTCCGCTTCATTGGCGAAAGCGTCAATGGTTTGTTTCCCTGCAGCGGCAGCCTCTTTGCTCAGGTTCATGGCTGCCACGTCTTCCTCCAGATCCTTCTGGAGCTGGTCCATCTTGGTCGTGAATTCCGTTGTCAGGTCAGCCAGACTGTCACTCACGTCCTTCTGCGCGTTCTGTACGTTCTGGTAGTTGGTTACCATCTCACGCAGGTCTTCTTCGCTGGCGCTGGCCATGCCGGCGATGGCGGCAACGCTCTCGTCGCTGCCGTCCGCGAAGGTGGCGATCACCTCGCTCAGTCCTTCCACGTCAGCCGCTTTCGCGTTCAGCGCGTCAAGGTTCGCCTGGTAGTCGGCCCAGTGCTGTGCCTGACTTTCCAGCGCGCTGTTGATCTTGTCAATACTGACCGTTTCGACCTCTCCGGCCTCGTCCCAAAGGCTGTACTGACCGCTGACGCTTTCCAGCGCCGCGTCGTAGGCTGCCGTATAACTGGCCGTCAGCGCCGCAAGCTGTTCCTGCGCGGATTCCATTTCTGCGTTCAAGGCAACCTGCGCCTCTGTCAATGTGCCGTTTTGAGTGACGGCGTTCCCGAGCTCCTCTGTCAATTCCCGGTGAAGCCCCTGCACGCGCTCCAGTTCCGCTTCGCTTTCGGTAACCGCGCTGACATAACCGGAATACTGTTTTTCCGCCTCCATAAGCGCCTTGCCTTCTTCGGTGAAAAGCATAGCCGCGAGGTTGTTCTTGCCGTAGGTGGCCTCAAATGCGGATCTGAGACTTTTCAGGTGTGTTTCCGCACCTTCTTGGGCAGCGATATCTTTATTAAGCTGCTCCTGCGCGTTGTCCGTATCTTTAATCGCCTGGACCAGCGCTTTATACTGTTCCGCTTTCTTTTCCGCTTCCGCCTGCCGCTGGGCCATCTTCTCCATGTCAGCGAAATCGGCAAAACCGTTCGTCACCTCATCGATGCTGAGTCCAAGATTCGGGAACAGTTCATTCAGCTCGGCGATGATGGCCTTCATTTCCTCCTCATCGCCTGCCGTTTTCTGCGTCTGCGAGCTGAGTTCTTCCAGCCGGTGCGTCAGCGCCTGCGTCTGGCTGGCGTTCCCCTCCAACTGGGTGACTTCTTCCCGGTAGGCGTTGATATGCCCGTCAATGTTGCTCAGCACCTCGTCGTGCGCGGCCATGTATTCCTCGAAGGTCTGCTTGTTCGCCTCGTAGGCGTCCGTCAGTTCTTCCACCTGCCACTTGAGGTACTGCGCCTCTTCTGAGTTCTCGCCGTACAGCTCCGCGGCCCTTTCATACTCCGCGTTTTTCTCCTGCAGCGCGATATAGTCTTCCCGGGAGCTCTCAGACAGCTCTCTGATCTCTCTGGCTTCCTTATCCTGCGCCTCCACCAGCGCAATCAGTCCCACCGTCAGCGCCGCCACCGACGCCGCCACCGCCACGTAGGGATTCAACAGCAGCTGCGCGTTGGCTTCCTCAGTAACCTCTTTCTCCTTCTTTTTCAGGGCAATCAGAACCGGCTCCAAGGCAATGCTGATTTTTTTCCATGCCTGATAAGATTTATAAACTGCCAGGAATACACCTGCCTCCGCCGTGATGGCGATCAACGACTTCAACAGCACCGGGTGTTTCCCCAGCAAGTCGTTGACGCCCGTCATGATCTCCGTCGCCACTTTGGCAAGCCCCTGAAATTCCTCCTGGTAGGCTTCGCCGATGGTGGTCTTCAGGGCGTCGGTGGCGGATTCCAGCAGCGTCATTTGCCCCTGCAGATTGTCCAGCTTGACCTGCGCCATTTTTTCGGCGGCCCCGGCGCAGTTTGAGATCTTATCGGACAGCCCGGCGAAGTCCGCCTCGCTGGCGTTGACGATGGTCAGCAGTCCTGTCATACCGCGCTGACCGGCCAGTTCCGCGGCATAGAACGCCTGCTGGTCCTCTGTCAGGCCGGCAAAGGAATCCCGCATCTGCTCCATGAGCTCCATGAAGCTGTACATGTGACCGTGCCCATCGTCCAGTGAGATCCCCAGCGCCTCCATGGCGTCCGCGCTCTCCTTCGTCGGCTTTGCAAGTCTGGTCAGGATCCCCCGCAGGCTGGTACCGGCCTCCGACGCCTTCACACCGCTGTTGGCCAGGATGCCTGTGGCGATCGCCATGTCCTCCACGTCGTACCCAAGAACTCCCGCCAGCGGGGCGACCACCTTGAAGGTCTCGCCCATCAGGCTCACGTTGGTGTTGGCGTTCGTCGCCGTCGCCGCCAGGATATCCGCATAGCGGGAGGTGTCCGCCGCCGTCAGCCCGAATGCTGTCATGGAGTCGGTCACGATATCGGAAACCAGCGACAGATCCTCCCCGGACGCCGCGGCCAATGACAGCACGCCCGGCATACCGGCCAGCATCTGTTCCGCGCTCCAACCTGCCATGCCCATGTAGCCCATGGCCTCGCCCGCCTCGGTGGCGGTGAATTTCGTCGTCGCGCCCAGTTCCTTGGCCTGCGCCGTCAGCGCCGCCATTTCTTCCTCGGTCGCGCCGCTCAGCGCCTCCACGTTACTCATAGCGGACTGGAACCCCATGGACAGCTCTACGCACTCTTTGTAAGCCTCGGTGATCTCTTTGAGCCCTTCGGCGATCCCGGCCGCCACAAGCGCGGCGCCCACGGCCTCGAACCCCGCAGCGCCTTTCCCGCCAAACTCGTCGGCCTCCTTCGCCGCTTCCTCCATCTCGTCGGCAGCTTTCTCCATCTCCTGTGCCAACCGCTGCTGCTCATCGCCGAAATTGTCAGTGTCGACCCCGGCCTCCTTCAGCTCGGTCTCCATCGCGTCCAGCTTCTGCGTCTGCTGTTCCAGCTTCTGGCTGGTCTGGTCGATGGCCCGCTGCTTGTCGATCATTTTGTTGGCAAGCGCGGAGCTGCTCTCCCCGGTCTCCTGGTACTCTTTTTGGATATTATCGTACTGCTTCTGCAGATCCTCCAGCTTCCGCTTCGTGTTCTCCACGGCGGCCTGCTGCTTCTGGTAGGCGGTGATATCCCCCTGCGCCTGGTTCAGCCGGTTGACCTCCTGCTGGATCTGCTGCATCTTCTGCTGCGCCGCAGAGAAAGTACTCCCGAACTCCTTTCCCATCTGCGCCGTCAGCTGAAAAAGCATCTGATATTCTTTACTGGCCATGTTCATTCACCACCTAAAAAAACAGAGAAAAAACCTGTAACACGAAAAAGAGCAGCCATGAGCCGCTCTTTTTTTTATTCTGTCAATAATCCCTCGGGATCACCGCCACCGCCTTCCTCGGCCGCCGGTCCTCCAGCGCCGCCTCCAGCCGGTCGATCATCTCCTCCGCGTGCTCCATCGCCTTCTCCAGTGACGGCAGATCCAGCCGCGTCACCGACCGGTCGTCGATGGTATATGCCTTCACGCGCCCTTCCAGCAGCGCCACATAGGCCGCCTGCGTCTTCTCCAGCACGTCTTCCCAGTAGGCGATCCTCTCCCGGATCACCGTTTTCGATCTCGTCATACCACTCACCTCTTACGTCCGCCAGCCGTTGAGCACCGCCGCAATCTCGTGATCGATCCGCGCCTCGAACGCATCCCTGATCTTGTCGCCCATTTCCTGCTGCAGGTCGTCATTGTAAGACAGCATCTGCGGCACGGACGGTCCGAATTTCTCCTGCACCGGGTACCGATCCTCCGTCAGCCGCTCAAATAGGCCGGTATGGCTGCCGACCGTCGCGGAGAACACATGCTCCAGCGCCGTCTTCGCGCTGGTCCGTTTCACCCGTGCCCTCACGAGCCCGTCCTTCCCGACGGAAACGTCGAACTTCGCCAGCGGGATGTGGGTCCCCATGAATTCCAGGTCCACCGTGTCTCCGCCGGCGCCGGAAGCGTACCGCACCTTACTCTTGGTGTGCGATTTCATCACGCCGACGCCCACCGCGTAATCCCGCGCCAGCATCCGCGTGGTGTAGGCCATGCCGGTGGTGGCGGCCCGCTTCAGCGCGGACCCGACCGCCTTCTGGGCTCCCCGCGGGATCCCGCTCAGCAGCTTCCGCGCCCGCTCAATCGACCCGTCGCCGATATCGTCAATCAGAATTTTCATTTTTCCTCCCGCAGCACGGCGTCTTACGCCGTTTTTTCAATGCGGAATGCGGAATTCGGAGTTCGGAATGATCTCCGCTCTCCGCACTCCGCTCTCCGCTCTGACAAATGCCCTCATCCGCATCGCGGCTCAGTGATCCGCCCGGCCGCAGGCCGCATAAAATCACCGGCCGCCCGCAGATGGCCGCACCTCCTCCGTAGCGCGGCTCAATGAGCCGCCCCGCGCAGCGGTTTTTTTTAATCACCGGCTGCCGCAGCAGCCGCCACCGAGGAGCGCCGCGACCCCCGCAGGGCCTCTTCTTGATTCCGCACATCCCGAAATCAACCGCAATATAATCGCGGCCTACAGGCCGCGCACCGACGCGTCCACCGGACGCGCCTGTCGCCACCGGCGACTTCACTAATCACTAACCACTAATCACTAATCACTCGCGCCGCGCCTCCGGCGCGCCTCACATCTCCGCCAGCAGCCGCCGCACATCCCGCTCCGTTTCTTTCACAATGAACGGCACAGCCATCTCCCCCGCGTAAAACGGCCGGGTGTCATCCGAGTAGATCAGCCCCTCCGGCCCCGTCTCCCGGTCCAGCGCAAACGACCGCCCGTTGTAGGTGTCCCGCAGCAGCTCGCGTTCCACAAACTCAATCAGGTTCAGCAGATCCAGCTCGCCCTGCTCCTCGTTCTCGTTGGGCACGCAGAAGATCATCCGCACCGTGGCCACCTGCTCCGTCCGCTGTCCTTCCGCCTGCCGGGTGTGCCAGGTCGTCAGCTTCAGGATGATGTACGGCGCGTATTTTTTATAGTGATCAGACCGCGGCAGCCGCATCCTGTGCACCTCCGGCGCCCGCGTCTCCCGGTCTCCGTCGCCACGCTGCAGGTCGACCTCGTACCGAAATCCCGCCGTCTTCTCCTCCAGCCACTGCTGCAGATCTTTCAACAGGTTAAACTTCGTCATTTCGTGTTTGCCTTTCTGTGATTATATTCCGTACAAGTTTATCGTCCCTTCCACAAACCTCGTAGACGCTACATATGGAAAGATTGCTATATCGCCAATCCCCAGCCTTGTTCCGGCGTTGTCATATGCAGTAGGCAAGGAGAATTTGACGGCACAGGCCCAATCGTTCCCCATTCGCGCAAAGCATAGAATTTTTGTATTGATATCCTGCATCCTTGAGGTGTATGCCGTCGCGTCGGCAACGGTAAAATAAAGCCAGTCCTGTGCCGAGAATTTGACGCCGTCGCAAACAAAATATATGGAGCGAAACGCCGACAAATCATAATCCGTCGGATGGAAAACGACCCTGTTGACGTTTTCCGCCAACATCGCAACGTCAACAGACGCCAACAAAACAGGCTCCTGTGACTGTTCGACCTGTACGTTCACAGAGTCATATTCCGTTACGGTATAAATTCCGTTTTTCTTGATCGGCAGCGTTCCTGCCGGGAACACCCCCTGCGGCACCCGCACCTTTGCGGTCTCGTACCCGCTCACGTCGTAGTCCCGGTTCTCCGTCAGCTCCACCTCTCCGGCAGGCTGCGGCACCTGTACTTTCAGAAACCCCAGCCGCGCCACAGGATACCGGCCGTTTTCCGTCACGGTCTCCTCCGCCGTCGGCTCCGGCATCCCCTCCATCTCAAAGGAGGAGAACACGCACCCGGCCTCCGGCCGCACCGTCTGCGCCTCCCAGCCCGGCACACCGTGCCCCACCGTCTCCGGCTTCAGCGCGGCTTCGATCACTTCCAGTTCCGCCTCCGGTTCCCGGTCGACTTCTATCTCTATGATTTCCGTCATATTTCTTTCCTCGGGTAGTTGGGCAGCACCTTCACCGGCACCTCGCCTTTTCCTTTTCGGCCCTCGCCCGCGTCCCAGTTGACGTACAGCGTCCCCGGTACGCTGGTCAGCAGCCCGCCGGTCTCCTGCTGCGTCAGACGGCAGGTGATGGTGTTCCCCGCCGCCGTGGCGTCACTCTTGTCGATCACGGCCGCGCCGTTCTGCGCGATCACCACGCGAACCATCCGCGCCCCCGTCAGATCGATCCCGTCTTTCTTGATCCGGATCGTCAGATCCTGATCGGTCCACTGTCTGATCGTCACCGCGCTCCCTCCTTTTCTTATCTTTGGCGCTGCCGGTCGGACTCGAACCGACGACTCTCTCCGGCGCTTCCGCACCAGCCTCCCTACCAACTGGGCGACGACAGCATATTTTTTAAAAAACGTGATTTTTTTACACAATCCGGCGTCACTGCGCCGTTTTTTAATGCGGAGTTCGGAATTCGGAATTATCTCCGCTCTCCGCACTCCGCTCTCCGCTCTCGCACGGCCCCGCCGCGCCTGTCAGCATAGCTGACTTACAAAGCTAACAGCTCATACGCGGCTCCTCCGCGCCTCATTGATCTCCCCGATCACCTCGTTGTTCGTCTCCAGCCACCCCGCCAGCTCCACCAGCGGGATCTCCATCCAGTACCCCACCGGCGTATAGCTGTTCCTGGCCAGCACGAACACCGTCCGCCGCAGCCCGGCGGGCGTGGCGCTTATTCCGAGGCCAGAATAAAATTTCTTGCCAGCCTCTTGATTTTTTTATAATCCAACAGGGGCAGGTTCTCGAAGAAGTCCGCGCCGATGGGCTGCTTGCAGGCCCGCACGGCCAGCCGGATCAGGTACGGCCCGCTGGCGCTCTCCACCAGCACAGCAATCCCCTGTGCCTGCAGCTCGCGCTCGATGTTCATCGCGTCCCGGCCTGTCAGCTTCTCGAAATCGAAATCCAGTTCCCTGTATTCCTCGCCGTTATATTTCACGCACTTGCTCAGCGTGATATGGTTCTCGTTTTTCTCCTTTGCCGCGATCTCCGCCTCGGCGTCCGGATTGTTGATGTTTTTGATCTCTGCCATTGTTTTCTTGCTCCTTTCGTTTTCAAAAAATGGAGAACGAAGAGAAGCCGGAAAAGATCTCTCCGCACTCCGCTCTTCGCTCTCCGCACTCGCACGGCTCCGCCGCGCTTACCCGCGTTCCACCGCCGCGTAAGCGGCCGCCAGGGCGTTGCCGCCCTTTTTCAGCTTCGCCCGTGCCTCGGCCAGCGCCGTGTCCCTCACGATCAGCCGCGCCGCCTCCGGGCACCTCTCCAGCAGCGGGGCATACCGTGCCAGCGCCTCCTCCCGGGTGCCGGTGACGATGGTGCCGGTCTGCGCTACCCCCTGCACGCCGGGCCCGATGTAGACGTACACCGCCGCCTCCGGTCTGCTCTCTGCCTGCTGTTTTTGTCTCGCCATATCCGTTTTACCTCGCTCGTTTTGTCCCACGGCGTCGCACGCCGTTTTTTCAGTCGGAAGTCATCAGTGGGAAGTCATCAGTCGAAAGTGGGAAGTCGGAAGTCCTGTCGGAAGCCTCCGGCTTTATTGCATATAATCGGCCGCCTGCAGGCGGCCAACCAAGGAGCGCCACAGCGCGACCCCTGTCGGCGCCTCGCACTGACTTCACTAATCACAAACCACTAAACACTAATCACTAACCACTAATCACTTCCGCGGCTCCCGACTTTATCTCCCCAGGATCTTATTGTACGCCGCCCAGACGTTCCCGTTGTCCTTATCCCAGAAGATGTTGTTCGCGGGGTCCACGTGGACCTGCAGCTCGTTATTATACAGCATCTTGACGCTCTGCACCGCGTACTCGCCGCTCACAGCCTGCGGGCTGGCGGGCTGCACCTGCCCCAGCGTCACCTTCTTCGGCATCATGGCCATGATGTATTTCACACCGTCGCTTTCCAGCGCGCCGGAGGGCGCGTCGAATCCCTGGTGCACCTCCCGCAGCTCGATGATGTGCTGCCGCATAGTACTCAGGCTGTAGGCCGCGGGCGTCACGCTGTGGAAATTCATCGTACAGGTCATGGCGTCCACCTTACCGGTGGGGAACTCCATGGTCCCCGCAACACCGGCCACATCAACGGTCAGCACTTTCTGCACGATGTCCGGCAGCTGCACGTTGGCAAAGCCCAGAAATTCCCTGCCGTCCTCGTAGACGGCAAAATCGATCGTACCGTTTTTACTCATGTTGATCTTTAACCTCCTTTTTGCACGGCGCAACGCGCTGCGCTTGAGCTATTAGCTATTAGCTATTGTAAAAAAAGCTAAAAGCTAAAGGCTAACAGCTCTCGCGCGGCTCCCGCCGCGCTTAAACGTTGATCGCGTTAACCAGCATGTCCACGCTGAACTCGCTGAACAGGTTGATCTGCTGCGCCGGCAGCGCGGACGCCATCTGCAGGTCCAGGCGGAACTTGCCAGCCAGCAGGTCGGCCGCCGGGTTGTTGTCCTCCACGTAGGCGATCTCGCCGCCAAGCAGCGCCTCGGTGTTCTTCAGGCCGTCCAGGAAACTGTTGAACGTGTTCACGATGGCGTCGATCAGCACCCGGTTCATGGGTCTGTCGATGAAACTCCAGAACGTGTTCACGAAGCTGTTGGACAAGAAGTCCATCATTCGCGCGCAGCAGATGAACGCGTAAGCGGGATCGCTGTTGCCGGGGAAGCAGCCGGTATAGTTGCCCCAGATCCGCCAGCCGCCGAAGTTGATGGCCGTCACCACGCCCGCGTAGTAGCTCACGCTGTCGGCCTTCAGCGCCGTCAGGGGGATCTCCGTCCCGGTCTTGTTCACCAGCCCCGTCAGGCTCACGGCCTTGTTGGAGGGTGACTCATAGGGCAGGTCGCCGTTGTTGGTGTCGGTCCGGCACATCACGCCGCAGACGATCACGCTCATGTCAAAGATCCTGTCGCCCACCTTTGCCAGCGGCCAGCAGACCACCGTGTTCTCGTCCGTGTAGCCCTGGGCGTCCTTCACGGTCAGCACCTTGTCGTAACTGTCCGCGCCGGTGGCGGAGGTGTCCAGGTCCACCACGGCCATCCCGTGGAACAGACCGTTGATGTTGTCGGCCTTCGCCGCCAGCACTGCCGCCACCGTGGGCGTCTGGCTCCAGCCCGGCGCGCACAGCAGATCGGGGACGATGTTGTACTTGCCTTTGCAAAGTTCCGCCTGCTCGATCCCCGCCTCGATAGCCGCGGCATTAATCCCGCTCAGGTCAGCCTTGTTATAGGCCACATTCAGGCTCTCAGCGGAATAGGCGCTGCCGTCCTCCAGCAGGTCGATCACGCAGGCGTCGTCAGTGTAGATGACGTCGTAATCGGTCCCTTTCACCAGGGCGCTCCCTGCGCCTCCGGTAGTCTTCACTACCAGCTTTGCGTCGTCAATGGCGTCCTCCGGCAGCATCACCGCGTGGTCAGCCACGGTCAGATCCGCCGCCGCCACCGCCGTTTTGTTGGACGCGGGGTCGTATACGTTGACCAGATAGCAGGGCGCCATCTGGAAGAGACGCAGGAAGCCGTAGGCCGCCTGGCACAGACTCCACTTCGGGCCGCCCGCCGCGTCTCTCCACGCCTCGGAATAGCCCAGCAGCTCCCGGGCCTCGTCGAACGTGTTCACCAGTACCGGCCCCGCCTCAAAGGCCTTCCCGGCCTTGTGGATGGGCGCGCAGCCCACAAACAGCGGAATGCCGACGCTCGCCCGCGTCACCCCCACCATTCTCGTGGGCTTCTTATAAGTATTGATACCATGTTGCAAACTCATTTTGTTGTCTTACCTCCTTTTGCTTTTGTAGCACGCAGCCTCAGCTGCGTCTCGTAGCACGGTGCTCCGCGCCGTTTATAGTCGGCAGTCGGAAGTCCTGTCGGATGCCTCCGGCATTTTTTATGATCAGCCGCCGTCAGGCGGCCAACCGAGGAGCGCCAGCGACCTTGTCGCCACCGGCGACGTTATCTCCGCGCTCCGCTCTTTTTTTTGATCAGCCGCCGCATCCACCGAATGCGCGGCCTGTCGCCCCCGGCGACTCACTCACGACTCACGACTCACGCGACTCCGGCGCGGCCTCAATCCTCCTTCGCCTCCAGCTCCAGCGTCACCATTCCCATGGCCTCGCCGCTGGTAACGATCATGTACCGCTTCAGCAGTGGCTCTCCCAGTGCCGTCCCATCCTCAATCCGAATCCACTCCCCCTCCCGGGGGACGGTCCCGCCCAGATCAGACAGCGCGATATGGGCCCGGGCGCTCACGGTCCGCAGCCCGTCCCAGTGGCTCGTTGTCACAGGCACAGGCGTCTTGCTCTGCTGCAGCCGCGTCAGCACAACGGGGATCCTGCCGAACCGCACGCCGTCATAGATCACCGTCCGCCGCTCCGCGAACTCGTCGCAGTTGAGAAAAACGTTCCCGATGTCCGCGGCCACCATTTCCTGAAAACCGCTCATACTTCCGTCAGCACCACGGTGTCGTCCGCGGCGAAATCGCTGCCGTAGAACAGCTTGTCGGCGCTGCCTATGTCGCACCGGCTTTTGAAGACATAGCTTGTGTCGCCTTCCGCCTCAAACCGGAACGCCTCTACGGGAACCACATATGTAATGGTAACCATGGTTTCGCTAACCAGATCCGCGGTAGTTGCTATAACCGGTCTCCCGGCGGCAACGGCCGCAAACACCTCATCCGCCGTCTTATTATAGGTCACCACGGTTTTTCCGCCGCTTTTCGACGTCGTCACAGTCACTTCCAGCGGCGCGTTGCCGCCTTTTCCGATACTGGCGACCAGCGTTTTCACTGCCTTCTCCAGCGGATTCCTCGGCGTCAGGTCCTGCCCGTTCAGCAGGGCGACCATTTTTGAAATTTTCTGCATCAATTATTCCCTCCTTCAGCGTCCACCGGATCCGCCGCGTACAGCTCCGGAAACAGTTTCGCCGGGCTGATCCCGTCCGCGGCTTCCAGCACGTCCAACGGAATGCCTGTCGCGTTGCTGACCGCCTGATTCAGGCTATCGGCAATCGTCCTGGCTTTCGCGTCATACTGTTCCAGCGCCGACCTGAGCGCCTTCGCGGAAGCGTTCTTTTTATACGTGATCCCGCGCCTATCGCACAACTCCCGCAGCTGGGCGGCGCTCAGCGTCAGATAGTCTGCCGTCTGATCCGGTTCGGAATTGGCTTCCGACTCCCGACTCCCGACTTCCGACTGACGATCCGCCGCAGGCGTTACAATATCGCCCGCCGCAGCGGGCGCACCGCCAGCAGCTCCGCTGCTGCCTGTCGCCCCCAGGGCGACTTCCTCTTGCGCCTGGCGACTATTTTCCAACACACGCGCCACCGGCGCTGCGCTCATCTCCGTACTCCGCTCTCCGCTCTCCGCACTGGCCGCTACCACCGCCCGGATCAGCGCTGCGCCTTCCGCGTCCTCCACCTCAAACGCCCCGCTGCGGGCGGTCATCGTAACGACGCGCCGCCCGTCATGCAGGCCGTAAGAGCCATTGATGATCCTGATCTTCATATCAGGCGCCGCACACATTGGCCGCGTAGATGTAGGGGCAGTAGTTTCTGGGGGCCGCCAGCGGACGGGTGCCCAGTCTCAGCTTGCGGATATCGTGCTCCTGATCCACCACCAGCTTGGGCACGCGCTTGGCCACGTAGGTACGGAAATCCGTTCTACCGTAGTCGATCTGGGTGATCTGGGCGTACATCAAATGGCCGCAGCCGGGGGCCGTCACCATCGCGGAAGTCGCGGGGAAGTAGGGCGTATCGGTGCCGTCGTCGGCCTCGTAACTCTCGTCCACGCAGAACAGCTCCAACGTGTGGCCGTCGAAGTTCAGGCGCCCCATGTTGGTCACGCCGGGATAGGCCACCTGGGTGATCTGCCCGGCGTTGATGCCGCTGAACGTCTTGATGCGCTCCCGCAGCTCCTCGTTGGCCAGGATCGCCTCGGCGGTCGCGCTGCCCAGCACCAGGTCGGCGGCGGGCAGGCCGCGTCTCGTCAGCAGCTTGCACATGTTCCGCACATCCGCGATCACGTCGCCGTCGGCGGTATCCCACTTGTGGGAAGGGCTGACCGTATAGGTGTGGTCGCTGCTGTCGTCGAAAAACTTCACGTAGCGCACGTCGCCTACGGTCTGGGCGTCGATATATTCCTGCATGGTGCAGGCGTTGTCGATCATGGTCTGCACGGCCATCCACTCCTCGCGGCGCGCGATGCGCTGATCCAGGAAGGACTGGTCGCCCAGCAGCAGCCGGGCCGCCCTCTCGGCGGGGGTGGAGCCGGGATACAGGGCCTCGCCGAAGCCCCTCTTGCTCAGGTCGTCCACCGTCATCACGCGGGAAGGCGCGATGAACGCGGGCTGGTACTCGTGGATCGCGTAGCCCTCGCGCTCCACCGGAATGTCGCCGATCCGGGGCGCCACGAAGCACGCCATTCTCCTGTCGCCCTTCTGGTACTCGGTCAGCACCTTGTCGGCAGCGAACAGATCCTCCGCGCCGGTGGGGAAATACCGGTCGCGGAAAAACGACGTCTGCGGCACGATCTCTTTAGTGATCGCGTTCAGATTATAGTTGTCAAAAAAATTCAACTCGTTCATTTTTGTTTTTTACCTCCTTCTCCGCCGCACTTTGCGGCGTTGTAGCTCTCAGCTGTCAGCTCTTTTTACAGCCCGGCGCCAAGCGCCGTTTTTTTTAGTCGGCAGTCATCAGTCGGTAGTCGGGAGTCCTGTCGAAAGCCCTGCGGGGCTTGGTATTATAATATCGCGGCCCGCAGGCCGCGCACCGACCGCCGCCAGGCGGCCTGTCAGCTCCGCTGACGTCTCTTACGACTTACGACTCACGACTCACGACTTCCGACTCGCACGGCAGCGCCGCCGCTTACACACTCTCCGCTTTCAGCACAATGTCGTACTTCCGCAGCGCGTCCAGATCCGCCGCCGTCAGGGTATACCCGTCGGCCACCACGATCTTGTTGACGTTAAACAGGCCAGCGGTATACGCCACAGACACCACGTCCTCGCTCGTGCCCACGTCGGTATCGTCGCACAGCACACCGGTGGGGGTGATCGTCTCACCATCCGCAGCGGTGGAACCGTACACAACGCACTTACTGTCCGCAGAAGAAACGCCCAGCAGGGTGCCCCGCTTCAGGGTGCCCTCGGCGCTCAGTTTGCGGATCGTCACACCGCCGGTCTGCGCGGCGGGCGTCAGCCCCGCGAACAGATCGTCGTACTCCATCTCGCCGATCTTCTTACTCAGTTCGATCATGTTGTTTTACCTCCTTTTGTAGCTGTCAGCTGTTAGTTGTTAGCTTTTATGATCAGCGGCCCATCTGCCGCCACCGACCGCGCCACCGCGCGGACTGTCAGCGCTCGCACTGACTATCTAACGACTAACGACTAACGACTCGCGCGGCAGCGCCGCGCCTCACCTCACTTGTTCAGCAGTGCGTGGATGGCGCTGTCCGCCTCCGCCTGCTTCTGCTCGTCCGTCTTTTTGACGTCCCTGTCCGGCGCCGCGTCAGCCGCGCGCACCGCGTTGGCGCCGCCGTCCGTTTTGGCGTCCTCCATCATCGCGGCGGCAAACGCCGTCCCCTGCGCGGCGGCTTTCTTCGCCTCGCGGAATGCCAGCTGCTCCGCCGTCAGCGGCGTCTCGCCGTATTTCGCCTCGCGCACCGCGTCGGCCGCGTACAGGCCGGAGATCTCATCGATCGCCTGCATCCTGCTGCGTTCCGCCTCCACGGCGGCGTTCACGTCCTGTTCCGCCGTCAGCCCGGCGCGGACGTCCGCTTCGACCTGAGCCGCCAGCTCCGGGTTCTCCGCCCGCAGCTCTTCCAGATTCTTGGCCATGGTCTTTCTACCTCCTTCGCCGGTTCCTTCCGGCTTCATTTTTTTTATATCCTCCGGGTCATCCCCGGCAGATACCATGTAGCACGACGCCCCTGCGCCGTTATTCAGTTCGGAATTCGGAGTTCGGAATTCCGAATGATCTCCGCTCTCCACACTCCACTCTTCGCTCTGACAGCCGCCCGCCGCAGACGTTATAATCCCGCCGTCCGCAGACGGCGCACCGACGCGTCCACCGGACGCGCCTGTCGGCTCCGCCGACTGCTGCTCCGAAACTCCGAACTCCGAACTCGCCGTCGGGATCCCCTCCGGCACCAGCATCCCCGGCGCCAGATGCATCCGTCTGCCGCTGACCATCAGATATTTCCCGTCCGCGCTGGCCGCGATCTTCGCGCCCTCGCCCTCGGCCAGCGTATCCGCAAAGCCCTTGTCGATGATCTCCTGCCCGACCAGATAGGTGGTATCGCTCATCATGTGGCTGATCACGGTATCGCTCAATCCGCTCTTATCGTGATAAATATTGATCTGCGCCTGATCCCAGGCGTCCCGCTGCCGCGCCTCGGCCCGCAGCTCGTCGGCGTTATAGCCGCCGAACAGAAAGCCCCAGCACTTATGTACCATGAACAAAGACGAGGGGAACACCTCCACCTCATCGCAGGCGCAGGCGATCAGGCTACCGCCGCTGGCGGCCACCCCGTCGAGCACGCACCGGATCGTCATTCCCTCCGCGCGCATCTCCTGCAGACGGTTGTGGAGGGTGATGGCCACCCCCGCGTCACCGCCCAGGCTGTTGATCCGCAGCCGCAATTTTTTCGCGCCGGCCGTCTTCAGCGATTTCAGCTCGCTCAACACGTCGCCCTGAATGATCCAGTTGCCATCGATGGGGTTTCCATACCAGTCCTTTGGCTGGCGCTCCACGATGTCGCCGTACAGCTCCAGCTCGGCCTCTGTCCCCGCCATCTGCACCCGGAACCCCGCGTACTGTTTCGTGTAAGTATTACTTATCGGTAATATTTTCATGTTTTACGCCCTCTTTTTCCTCAGCGTGATTTTCGCGGCCTTTTTCCAGTTCAGCGCGAAATAGCTTTTCAGCTTCGCTCTGTTCACGTTCCGGTCATGGCGGTTCATCCCGCGCACGCCCTCGCGCTCCAACACGGCCCGCGCCCGGCGGCGCTGGTATTTCCGCATATGGACGTTTTTCTGTTTCTCCTTCATTTCTCGATTCTCCCCAGCACGCCTCTTTTTTCCCGTTCCCTGGCCCGCGCAGCCAACCAGAACAGGGCGTGCTCCACGCCGATCAGGGCGTTGGCGCTCTCCTCGCAGGGAAAGGGTCCCTGCTGGAAGTCCCGTAGCTGGTCGCGCACGATCTCCAGTAGATCCGTCATGCACACGCCTGGCATAGAACCCGACTCCCAGCGGGGACCATGCTGGATCTGAATGGTGGCGATATGGCTTTCCGGTTCGATGTGCACCGCCCCGTCTTCCGGACTGACATCTCCGCCGCCGGCGCGGCACACCGCATAGAGATGATGCGCCCCGCCGTTGCCGGGCTCATCGATGGCAAACACGTCGTTGAGATTGTTTTCCGTCTGAATCGTCTTCAACCGTTTCATTTCAGTTTCTCCTTTTCTGTCTCCGGCGGCATTCTCTCTGCCCTCTGCACTCTATCAGATCGCGGTCCGCAGCGGGCGCACCGAGGAGCGCCAGCGACCATGTCAGCTCCGCTGACTTTCTACTGCCTACTGCCTACTGCCTACTCCCTACTGCCTACTGCCTACTGCCTGCGGCGCCCTCCGGCGCGGTCGCTCCCGCCGCTCGCCTCTCCTCCGCCAATGCCGCCACGTTGTCGTGCCAGTCGCCGCCGTAGAACTCGCGCGTCACCTGTTCGTTGGTCTTCCAGGCGTTGCGGACCTCGATCTCCGCCGCGGTGGCCTCCTTGACAGGATCCAGATGCGTCTGCGCCGGGCCGTCCCACCGGGAACCGCTCCAGGCCGCCCGCACGCGGGGATCCGTAAAGAAGCCCGGCGCCCTGATCCGGCCCGTCGCCACCGCTTCCGCCAGCCAGGTTTCGTACACCGGGCGGCAGAAGTCGTTCACGAACGCCGACCGGCGCATCTTGAACACTTCCCACGCTTCCTCCAGCGCCCCCTTGGCCGCCGAATAACTGCTGTTGAACTCCTTCATCAGCACGTCGTAGGGCAGCTCCAGCGCGGAACCGGCCATCTTGATGATCATCTTGCAGAAGTTCTCGAACCCCGCCGTCGGGATATTGGGATTCCCGAAGGTGATGTTCTCCCCGTCCTGCAAGTGCGCCACCTGACCGGGGCCCATTTCGTATTCGTCCGGGGAATCGCTGATCCGGCCGCTGTCCGCCGCGCCGGTATCGATCCCGTTCTCCCCGCCGTCGATGTCTCCCAGGCCGATCTCGTTCAGCGGGAACCGGCTCGGGTCCGTCCCGGTGGTGATCCACGCGGTGAAATAGGTCTGCACCAGCGCCGCCGTCAGCTCGCTCTCCGTGTAGCGCCGCTGCTGAAGGATCACCTCGATCACCGGCGCCAGGAAGGGCACGCCCCGGTGCTGATCCGGCCGCTCCGCCTCAAACAGGTGCAGGATGTTGGGCAGGCCGCTCTTCGCACCCACCGTCTCCACACGCGTCCATTCGGCCTCTTCGTCCGTCATCTGGTTGGGGTAGACGCTGCACACGTGATAAGCGACCACTCGCCCGTCGCCGTCCACCTCCACGCCGTCATAGATCTTATTGCCGTTCTCCTTATTCACGCCCTCCGTCACATGGGGAAAGGGCGCGAAGCCGCCGTCTGTCGGCGTGCTCACCCGGTCGGCCTCGATCAGCTGCAGCCGCAATGTGTAGGGATTGTTGGCGTCCGCCTCCCGCCGCTTGAAGGCGACGAAGCAGTCGCCGCTCATCAGCCAGCTCTTCAGCGCCACCTGCTGGAGCTCATAGAAGTTGTTCAGCTCCAGCGCGTCGCAGGTCTTGCGCTCGCACCACAGCTCCCACTCCGCCTCCGTCGTCTTCTGCCACCGCCTGGCCTCCTCATCGGAAAGCCCCAGCAGCTCGCCGTTGACGGCGCAGCGCATCCGCAGTCCGCTGCCGATCACCTTGGTGCGGTTGGTGTTGATCGCGCCGGTGGCCACCGGCGCAGCCATGTACAACATCCGCGCCCGCTGGCGCAGCGTCGCGTTGTTGAAATCGATATCCTCCGACGGCGATCCGCTCGCCGCGTTGAAGCTTTTCAGCGCCCGCCGGCGAAAACTCGCCCCGGCGTCGGAATACCCCTTGGCGTACACACGCTCCATCAGATCCCGCGCCTGCCGGTCGCTGCGCTCACGCCTCAACCGTTCCTGCTCCTGTTCCAGCGCCAGGAATCGTTTATTTCTCATCTTATCCCTCCCCGGCGTTCCGTACCGTACCACGGGCGCCATCGTCCAAACTCGCCGGTTCTTTGTTTGCGAATCCGGCGCAAAACGAAGCCGCAGCGCACACAAACGGCCGCCCGTCCGTCTTCCCGAACGGGCACTCCCCCGCCGCCCGGCACACGTTCCAATCCTTCAGATGTTTCATATGGTCTTTCCCGCTTCCAGCATCTCTTCATGGTAGATCACGCCGCGCCGGATATACTCCGCGTAGGCCTTCTCCAGCCTGGCGCCGGGGCTCATCTCCCAGTCCGGCAGCAGCACCACCGCGTCCGCGCTGTCGATCATGGCCGCGCAGATCCTGGCGTAGTCCGCGTACTCCATCCCCTCCGGCATCGCCGAAGGATCCAGCACGATGAACCCCTGCCTTTCATAGAACGCCCGCGCCGCCGCGAACTCCTCTTTATACCCCGCGTTCCCGGTGATCCGTCCCGCGATGTATACCTTCGTCTTCATTGTTCGTCCTTTCTTTTTTAGCCGATAGCTGTTAGCTGTTATTTCTTACGACTTACGACTCACGACTTACGACTCGCGCCGCGCCGTTGCCTGTCGCCACCGCCGACTTCACTAATCACTAACCACTAATCACTAATCACTCGCGCCGCGCCTCCTGCGCGGCTCCCGCGGCCCCTCCTCCGCCGGTCTCCCGCCGCCTCGCAGCGGCCCGCTCTTCCACTTTTTTTTTCACAAAATCCCGCCGGCGAAAAATCAAGAAAACCGCCGGCGGTATGGAGGAAGTATATCACGCGGAAGATCAGAAACCGCCTGATACCGTAACGAATGCCCGCCGCCAAAAAGTACAAAACACGGCGGGCCACACATGTGCCCTTTTAACGATCCTAAGCAAAAACGCCCGGGCGAAAGGACAAAAGCCCCGGGCGCCGCTGTCGTCCCCGCCCGGAATCGCACCGGCAACCGAAGCAGCTCACTGTTGAGCTACGGGGACATTTCAAAAACCCCGCCGGGAAAAACTGCAAAACCCGGCGGGCAAAACAGAAGAGGAACCCTTGCTTATCGCCGCGTCACCAATCATCATATCGCTCCGCCGGTCTCGCCCTGCGGGCTGTCTTCATCTCCGCTCTCCGCACTCCGCTCTCCGCACTACCCGCGCCCTCCGGCGCGGCAACGCCCGCCGCCCGGCGGATCCGCTGCGCCAGCGCGTCATAGTCCGGCTGCAGTGCCTTGGCGGCCGCCAGAGCGTAATTCCGACAGTCCAGAGGTTCGTTCCGTTCATGGCCCGGGATGATCTCCCACTTCCACCGTTCCTGCCTCTTGTCGCTGTACGTCAGCCGCTCCGACAGCAGCCCGCGGAAATATGCCGGACCATAATCGTCCCGCCGGGGGAAATGACAATATTTCGCGCCGGGGCTGCGCACCTTCAAACTGTCCATGATCAGCGCCTTCCCCGCGTCTACTCCTACCGGAAACACCTGGCAGTCCGCGATCTTCTTCCCGTCGATCACTACGGTGTATTTTTTCGGCGGCGCGGTATACGGCACCCCGTCGCCGGAATAACCTTTGATCGGGAAAAACTTTTTCCGCAGCCGTTGAAGGCAGCGCAGCCGCACTTCCTGTGTATAGTGTCCGCCTTCGTCAACGAAGGTCAGGCTTACCCGCAGACCCACGCCACTGCGAAACCGGTACACGTGCCCGGCGGCCTCATCCAGCCGCTGCCATACCTCATCCGTATCCGGGCGGCCCATGATGACACCCTTCCGGATCCCCCAGGTCTCGCCAAAGTGGCCGTGACCGACCACTTCATACTCCATGCGGTCGTCCTGGGTGTCCACGCCCATGGTCAGCAACAGCACGCCGTCCGGCAACTCCACCGGCTCCAAGTTTTCATTTCTGCCGTAATCCTCCCGCCGATCCAACAGACTGTCCTCGTCCTCCAGACCGCCCCGATCTTCCCACAGGAGGCCGAATCGTGTGTTGTAAACGACCTGCATGGCCTTACTGTCCCCGCGTGCCTGTAAAAACTTCATGATCGATTCCTCCCATCCGGACCATGGACTCACCCAGGAGTTCAGCCAGAAAGACCGTGTCCGGTGCGACCGGTACGCCTCAGGGTTACCGGCGATCCACTTCGCGTCCGCACGCTTCATGTCATTCTCATCCGAAACGCCTCCGCAGTCCGGGCACAGATACCAGATCGACCGGATCGTATATAATTTCTCGTGTTTGATCTCCGTCTCGTCATACTCGAAACGGATATCCGCAAAATTGATTTCGTGATATTCCCCGCAGTGGGGACAGCGGGAGCACCACCGCTCCATCGTCCCCTTGGCGAAGGATTTCTCGATGGGGCTGGCGTTCTTTACCGTCGGCGTGGAGACCTCCACCGATTTCGCATTATAAAATGTCGTCTGCCTCGCCTGCGCCAACAGCCACGGGTCACCCTCGCTCCCGGCGCTGGCTTTCCATCGGTCCCGCTCGTCGCCGAACACATAACGGATCGGTTTGCTCGCCAGCGCGTGGGCCTCTGTACTACCGCACATGGTCAGGATCCCGCCGGGATAGGTTTTCTGTTTGATGGTGTTGGCGCTGTCCCGGCTCTTGGCCTTGGAGACTTTCTTCCGCAGCGTCGGGCAGTCCCGGATCATCGGCGCGATCCGCAGCTTGCTGTAATCCTCAGCGTCGATCACGGTGGGATGAATAAATAAGATCGAGCCAGGATCCTGATCGATCACATACCCGATCATGTTGTTGATACATTCTGATTTTCCTACCTGAGAGGACGCGGCCAGCACAATGTTCCGTACATTAGGATCCGTGAAAGCGTCCATCACTTCCTTCAGATAGGGAGTACGCTTTGTACGCCATTTTCCGTTTTCAGCGGAAAGCGACAGCACCCGATTCCGGTCGGCCCACTCGCTCACAGTCATACGCTCCGGCGGCCGCATCCCTCGTACTGCCTGCCGGATCGCCGCATTCAGCCGCCTGATCCGTCCGCCGACATCTGTCTCATTCTTCAGTGCTTCCACCGTCAGACTTCCACCATCAGACTTCCAACTGGCGACTGGAGACTCACGCATCAAAGCATCCAAGCTCTCCACTCTCCGTGCTCCGTTCTCCGCTCTGATTCCGCTGCCGGCGCTTTTACCTGATTTCACTCATCCTCACCGACAACATCTGCCGACGCTTCCATCTTCATCCGCTCCCGGACGCGTTCCTTGTATTTCGCCGGATCGTATTCGTACTCCGCCAGTTCCTCCATCACCTTACAGATTTCCTCCCGGATAATCCCGGAGGCTTCATTGGCCGTTTTAATTCCCACCATATCCATGGCAAGCCGCCCCGGAAGCGCCAGCAGTGCCCCGCGGATGGTATAGATCAGATCTGTCGTCATGGCAGCCACGTCCTCGCTGCGGTGCATTTTGCCTTCCAGCTCCTGCAGTTCCAGTTGCGCGATCCCTGACTTGCTTTGCTTAAGCACCACCTCAGCCGCCAGTTTCTCCCGCTCCAGATCGTCCTTGTCTTTTTTGTTGCCGCCATGCCGTTCGTCCAGCATCCCAAGGTAAGCCCGCACGGCGTCGTGGATCTCAAACTGGTTTCCGTACCTGGTCCGGATCCGGGAGAGCACACCCTGGGTGACCAGCTGACCGATCCACTGGTTCGTCTTACCGGTCATCTCGCACAGATCCGCAGTCTTCACATACACCCGCGTCCCGGCCTGCGTCAGATACACAGCGCCGTCCCTGATCTCCGCCCCCGGCTTCATATCCGCAGCGGCTCCGGTTCTCTCCGTCCCCGGCTTATCCGCCACTTTCTTCGCCACTATCTCTCCCCCTTCCTTCCCGTTCATCCGGCACAACTCTAATTCAACTCGAATTAACTACAAGCAATTATTAAGCAAATACTAAGCAAAACAACAGTTAATTCCAAGTTAAAATCTCATACCCCCAATAGGTACACACAACAAAGAGGAGATATTCTCTTGTTAATACCCCTCCAAGTAAAGTGATGATTTTTCACACCACTGACTACCCGAATTTTGGGCGTCACCGCCC